CGGTTTAAATTTTTAAAGAGTGATGGGGTGAGGTATTTTGTGAATGTGGGGTTGGTGGTTGAACCTGGGAGTAGTTGATTTTAATTAATTAATAAATATTTAATGGGGGTATTATGAAATGTTCAAAGTGTAAATCAAATTTATTTACAATTGATATTATTTCATGTTGTGACGATTGTGATCAGAATGGAGCATATGACGAAGAAGCTGGTGAATATGTTTATGATTATAGGATAATCGAAGAAAAAATACTTGAAAGAAACCAGGTGTCAGAAGATGGAGAATGTAAATTTGATACTGCTTTTGGACCAGGTTGTTATATGTTCAGATGTAATAAATGCGGTCATAAAACAAATTTAGCTATGATGGACGGTTGTTAAATCGTAAAGGAAAAATAACATGTCATTATGTATTCAATGCGGTAGGCCAACGGTTATCATAAAAGATAGAAAAAATATATGTCGCAGTTGCATAAACAAAAATATAAATAATGAAATTGATATTGCTATTTTTTATATGATGATGGGATATTCACTTGAATTTGCGATATCTGAGTCTGTTGGGTTAAATTATAGCCGCGAAGAAACAACACAAGGGGGTTATGTATGAAAAATTTAATCGGTTTATTCTATTCACTGGCAAGGTCTTTGAATACGGTCAATCATCTTTTTAAAGGTACGATATTAAAAAGGTTGGTAAATATAGGCATAGGCAGGCTTTTTGTGTCAAAATTATGGAGGAGATGAACAATGATAGTAATTAAAAACATTGATTTGTTTGAGATTGCCAGGGAAAGAGTCGAAATTTCAATTAATCAAAAAATATGTGCGTGTGACCCCGGGGCAAAACCAACTTTTAATACAATAGAAAACGAAATTATTAATGGTGAGAGATTCTATTTACCAGACGGTAGAAAAATAATTATCGGGTGGTCGCAACAAGTTAGAGATGCCATTGGTATTCCCCTTACAATATTCGGAAACATGCGAAATGAAATAGATGGTATTGAAAAGGAAAAATTTAATCTATCGGTTAGTCTCAGGAAAAGCAAAGCTGAATTGACCACATTTAAAACAATGAATTTTTGGAACAGATTAAAATTTTTAATAGGCATCAAAGGAGACAAATAAACCATGAGACTTCAAACAGATCCTAATTTCAGAATCCTGAACAATAAAGAGCGAATCCACAAACACGATATTATATTTGGCAAAACCACAAAAGGTAATATTGAATGGTGTATGCCGGGTGGGTTAAAAAATAAAAAATGGTTTAAATATGATCCGTTTTCGCCGAGTATTGTGATGCGGATGATGGGGAACGGGGTTTGATAAATAAGGGGAAAATTATGAAAGAAGCTAAGTATTCAGAATTAGAATATTGGGGTTGGGAATGTCCAGATTGTCAAAATTGGAATGAAACCCAAGATGATCCATCCTATGATGAATCTATTTTTTGTGATAAATGCGGCCATGAATTTGAACCGATTCAGGAATAAAATGATAAACCTATTCCCAAATGAATCCAATTCACCAAATGAATCCCATTCATTCGGTCTAAATGAATCTAATTTTACAAATAAATCATATTTATTCACTGAATCAGATTCATTTAAGGATGGAAATAGGGTTGAAATGGGCTTGAAAAGCCCTTTTGCCCTTGGAAAGCCCTGTAAAAGCCCTTTCTTATGCCCTTTCTAAGTTATTGTTATTATTATATATATTATATATATAGGGTAAAAAGGGCATAATATATATATATAAAGACCTGTATAGGGTGTATATGATATACGTTCACTGTATAGAAAAAAAGCCAGTATAAAAGGTTTTGTTATTTGGCCTTTTTTATGCCCGAAACGCCCTTTTTGAAAATTGTGTAATAAAATCAATAACTTATTTTCTCACTGACAGGGCTTTTTGAATGAAATTTAGGGCATAACGATTAAGTAGTTGAAATTATAGGATAAATTTTTAATAGAAAAAAGGCTTGACTTTATGTTGTTTTTTATTTACAAATTAATATGTGAGGAGGCGGCGGCCCTTATCTGTATCTCAGCAGGACTCACATTTCATATCTTTAAATCTGAGATAATAACTATGAGAGGTTATCCTATGCAAAGAAGATTCACCACAAAAGATTTAACTCAGAAAAAATTAAAAGAAAATCTTATTTATGATCCAGAAATTGGTATTTGGATTTGGAAAAATCCAAGCAATATTAAAATGAAAAATGGTGGTGGTGTTGCAGGAAATATTGATAAAGCTGGATATCGTTCAATATGTATAAATGGAAAACCTTTTCGTTCCGGTAGGCTTGTATTTCTTTATATGCTCGGATATTTTCCAAAATATGACGTTGATCATAAAAACAGAATTCGTGATGATGATAGGTGGGAAAATTTAAGAGAGATTACTAATCGTTGTAATGCAATGAATACAGGTGTTCGTAAAAAAAGTATATCAGGCATTAAAGGTGTTCAATGGGACAAAAGACAAAAATCATGGAGAATTACTATCACGATTAATGGAAAGCTAAAAAGAAAAAGAACAAAACATCTGCATGATGCAGCCAGGATAAGATTTGAATTTGAAAAAAAATATAATTTTTTAAAATATGATCCCAATAGCAGTGCCTTTAGATATTTGAAAGAAAATAATTTATTACAAAAAAAAGACAAGGAATATCTATAATGCTAATCATAAGAAAAATAAAAAGCAACAATTCTTCAACCATCACTGGTGTGTCATTCAGCAAAAAAAAGCAAAAATGGATTGCTACATTTACGTCAAATAAGAAAAAACACCAATCAAAATATTATGAGCATTTTATCACGGCTGTTATAGTGAGGGCTAAATTTGAAAAAGAATTTGGGTCTTATCTTGACAGCGAACATAGCCCGGCCCAGCAATACATAAAATTGAAAAATGATTCTAAAAAATTGATTGATAATTTTATAGAGGAAAAATGTGTACAGGGATATACTGAAGACATTAAATTTTTAACTCCTGAGAATGTGATTTATGATCATTTCAGGAAATATTGTATTGACCAAATCCATATTGATCCTGACAAGGTTTTGACTGAAAAGCAGTTCTTTGATTTTGCGTTAATCTTTTTTTCACTTGAATTTGATAAGGGTATTCCGTCTTATTTGCATATTGATTTTAAGGATTGATCAATGGATGAAAATACACATAAATTTAATTATAAATGGAAACTATCAGATGGTTATCCGGCCCCCGGGATAGAATATCACGGTGCCAAGGTCTTTTCCTGTTTCTCATGTGGTGGTGGTTCAACAATGGGTTATAAGCTGGCTGGGTTTGATGTGATAGGATTTAACGAAATAGACCATAGGATGGCAAAATGTTATATTGCAAACCATAATCCAAAATTTAAATATATTGAACCTATCCAGGATTTCAAAAACCGTGATGACTTACCAGAAGAATTATACAATCTTGATGTTCTTGATGGATCACCACCATGTTCAAGTTTTTCAATGGCCGGCAACCGAGAAAAAGACTGGGGCAAGAAAAAGAAATTCAGGGAAGGTCAACAGAAACAGGTATTAGATACATTGTTCTTTGATTTCCTTGACGTTGTTAAAAAATTAAAACCAAAAGTCGTGCTATGCGAAAATGTCAAAGGGTTGCTGCTTGGTAATGCTGCTGAATACTTTGGCGCTGTTATGACAAGATTTAAAAAGATCGGATATAATGTTGGTTACAGGCTCTTGGATGCTTCCAAAATGGGTGTACCGCAAAAACGACAACGAGTGTTCATCTATGCAGTTAGAAACGATTTATTGAAGCGTTTAAAGACTTGTGATTTGTTTGGCGTTGAACCTGAATTAAATCTTGATTTTTATGAAAAAGATATACCATTTAAAAAAATAAAAAGCGATGGTAAAAGAAAACCAATTCAAGATGCTATAAGGGATTCTTATCAATACTATTTAGATAATAATAATGCAGATTTCGCAAAATATTTTGAAATTATGGAAGGGAAAAGAAAATATTTTAATACCAGATTAATTTTCAATAATGATGTTTGTTCAACTATTAAAGGAGATTGTACCCATGTAATAGAGGGCGAGTCAGCCTATATAAATAGAAAAGAAGTGATAAAAGCAGGGTCATTTCCAGGTGATTATGATTTTAAAACGAATAAATATGACTATATCGTCGGAATGTCAGTTCCACCAGTAATGACAGCACAAATAGCACACAGAATAAAAGAACAGTGGCTGGATAAAATAAATAAATCAGTTACAAAATTTAATTTATTCAAGGTAAATAATACATGACCATCCTCGATCTAATATCAAGCGAAACAAATTTGATTTTCAAAAAGAAATCATCAAAAGAATGGGGCGGGCCTTGCTTTATGCCAGGTTGTGGTGGTGTTGATCGTTTTTCTATCTTACCTGATCAAGATAAATTTATTTGCCGTAAATGCAGGGTTGTCGGAGACTCAATAACCTTCATAATGAAATTTCACAACAAAACATATTTCCAGGCCTGCACTCAATTAAACATAACCCCGAACATCCAATATAAATCACTCAACTCAGCAACCGAAAAACCAAATCAGAATGAAATTGTATGGAAACCACGTGAAATAACATATCCGAATAATCAATGGCAAACCAAGGCTGAAGCATTCCTATTTGAATCCTACAAATTTTTATTATCCAAATCGGGAAAATCATACCGACATTGGTTGAATAAACGGGGGATTAATAATGACACAATCAAAAAAAATAGAATCGGTTACAATAGGTCAAATATTAATTTTTCACTTGAAAGCTGGGGATTGATACCCGAAAAACCCAAAACAAATAAGAAAGAGGGTGTATGGCTGCCTGAAGGTTTGTTATTGCCGACTTGGATGGATAAAAAACTAATTGGATTAAGAATAAGAAGATTTGAACCTGACATACAAAATCGGTTTGTTGTGGTGACCGGATCTTATTCTGGACCTATTGATCATGATGAGGTTGATGGTTTATCTTGACTTTGTTGTTAAATTTATAAAGGAGGCGCAAAATGTATGCACATCAAATAATTGATGATTTGAAAAAAGATATGCCTAAAAATAATTCAGAATATATTAAAGCATGCTCAAAGATAATTGAGACAATTAACGATTCACAAAAATTTTATATAGGTGAAGTAGATAAGCAAGGTATTATTGAAAAGTATACAGGAAAGCAATTATTTAATGATCCTGATCAATCGTTTATAAAATTTCCATATGAAAAAACATGGATAGATTGGCAAGATTGTAGCAAATATCCAGATATGGATTATCAAAAAGATAAAATATATATTAAAAAGCTTGGAGCATTAATTGTCACTCTTAGCAATAAATATCATAATATATTTTTATTTAATTATCTTAAAACACTTAATAGATGGATTTTATTGCCTATTTTTTTTAATCTTTATTATGATGAAGAGGTATGTAATTTTTTAACTCAATCAGCACATTTAAATTATTTAAATAGTATTGGGAAAAAAAGAATAAAAGTTATGACAGAAGAAGCAACCAGGGAGCTAACCACAATAAATTTATTTATTGATTTACTTAATTGCAAAAATATAACCACTATAGACAATCCACCACCTAAAAAACTAAACAAAAAACGTATAAAAAATAATAAACAACCTCTTTTCACATTTAAAACCCTTATCATCAAGCCTACCGGTAAAAAACAAAAATCAACTCCAAGAGGATTATGGGAGAATAGAGTTCATCTTTGTCGTGGTCATTTCAAAGAATTCACAAAAGAAAATCCTCTTTTTGGAAAACATACCGGAAGATATTGGTGGCAACCTTCAGCCCGTGGCAATAGTAGCAAGGGCGTTATTGAAAAGGATTATACTTTTGAAACTTGAAATGGAATTAAATGAATAAGCCATACATAGTAGTGGAAAGCACCCTGGATGGAATCCTATTGCATCAGGAATTAAGTGATATATTCAAAGTCTATTCATTAGGAAGTGCCCAGGCAAGACCGAATAAGGATATGCACGAATATATTAAAAATCATCCAGGAATTATCAGCCTTGATGATGACATGGCTGGCCACACAGAAGAACAATGGTGGACGAATCAATACAAAACATGTATTCCACTATATCTTGAATTTGGCAAAGATCCTGGCGAGGCTTTTGAAGCTGGTGAAAATATCAGGGCCTGGGGTATTGACGGGCTTAATAGGTTAAAAAAAGCGTTTCCAGGTGGTGATGATAAGATTGTGAAAAGTGATAATAGCAAAACTGAAAGCTTTAAAAATGAAGTTTATCAGGATTTTGATAAAAATAAACCAGTATCAAAACCAATATCAACACCTATTCTTGACCCGGTATTTATCCCTGACCCGGCTTTAATCCCATCAATCCCAATATCAAAAGTCTGTATTCATAATAAATTTTGTCAATCACTAAAAAGCAATATTTGTTTAATTGACAACATAAATATCTATGATGACGATAAACAATGTCCCAAGGAGCAATGGTCAAAATTTGTTCATGCCGGCGGGGTTGTCACGGAAATTATATTAGGTGTTGGGGTTCGGAAATGATTGAATGATAGTAAATAAAAAAAGCAGTATATTAAAAAAAATATAATGGGAGGACGTATGAAACAAGAAGATATAAATAACCTAATAGCTAAAAATCCATCTCCTGAAGCAGAAATAAACAGCCGACCAACCTATGGTTTTTCAAAAGAATTTATTATAAAAACGGTTGATAATCTTTTTCATAAATATGCAAGTGATTTCAGACAAGATGCCAAAGAAGATTTAAAAAAATTATTAAAATAATTAAAGGAGAATAACAACCCATGAACTGTAACAACATTATCTGTCAACACTACAATTCAGAATATACCAACAATTGCCAAAACCTAAAAATCACAAATACAGCAACTTGTCCAGGTGCAATTTTTATAAAAAACTGTTCTACCTGTGGAAAGTTTCTGCAATATGGTGGTGGGTGCCAAGATGATATTAAACTGTGTACGGATGATAATTTTTCCAGGTGGGAGGTGTGATAAGATGAAATCAATTATCACAACCCTATTCTTCCTATCCCTATCCATTTTCCTGACCTGGCAATATTATCCAAAAACAACCACCATACCAACCGCCAATATCAAACTTGAACCTGAACAAAAATTAGTCAAGCACGAATTGATGAAAAAATATATGCCGATTGAGTTTGATTTTTATGATGAGGATGTTGTATGGAAAGTTACAGATAGAAATTTAATGAAAAAAATAGGAAATATCAATAAATAATAATTAATTAATAATCAATCAAGAATTAATCAATAATCAAAGGGGAAAAATTATGAAAGATGGAATGTTTGAAAAAGGTGATCGGTTGGTATGTGTGGATGATTCAAGAAGAGACGATTTATATCTTGGAGAAATTTATATTTATGATAGATCTTCAAAATTAGAGAATATTATTTATGTGGCAGGGGATGAGGAGGGATATTATACAAATAGATTCAAGCTTTATCCTACCACTGACCCGGTAAGCTGTGCGCCAGCACCATTCATCCCTGAATACTTTTCCGCATTGAATGAAAAAGACGCTGAAAAATATATCGGGAAGGTTATGGAGTTTGCAGATGGTGATAGATTAAATAATTGGGAAGTAGGGGTTTTAAAAGAGACAAAAAAAAATAGTGTGTATTCATTTTTCTGCCGGAACACACCTTGGCATTTTACTCGCACCTGTCCACAAACCTTCCAGGACAAACTATCAAAACCCAAACCACCAACAACCGATCCCGCCCTGATCAAAGCACTCGAATTAACAGTCCAGACATGGCAAATCATGTTTGATGCCGACAAGGATAAAGAGGCTGTTTATAAATTTTTGGGTGGGATGGCAAAAACAAAAACGTATTGTTTTTTATGTGATTATGTCGGAGGAAGTGAATCTGGAAATTGTGATAAATGTATTAAATGGGTTGATGATCCATGGGGAAAGAATCCTTGTTGTAGCCCTGGTAGTTCATATCACCTATATATATGCCGTGAACATGAAAACCAGCAAGATAAACAAGAAATCCTGGATGTACTCAACCATCTCAAACAAGCCTTGAAAGAATTAAAAAATGAAAAATAAAAAAACTATAACAGACCTTAAAAACCTAACCATCAAAACAGCAAATCACTACATAAAAAGCCAAGGCATAACAATCATCCCTGGCAAGGCATACAATCTATATGTTTGCGGTTGCATAATCGAAAATGAAAAAGATCCAAATATCTTATTTTACTATCCCGCAAAAAGATCAAAACAACGATCATGCCCAATTCATAAAGGATCTGAATTTATTTCAAAGTATAAAATATGTCAGTGTGGAAAGGAATATTTTTCAATCCGGGTTAGTTCCAGTGAAAGGTGTGCTGCGTGTTATCATTCAAAGGGGGCAGTTAGGGCTCCGAAACATCCGAGTTATAGGAATATACGGTTATATGATCCAACAAGATATGATTGTGAGTACCGGCCAGAATGCCTGACAAAATATGATAAATATCAATGTGTCCCGTGTAAAAATTGTAAAAAATATAAGCAGAAGATTTTTGATGTAGCTGAATATTTATGTCCGGCTGGTGGTATGGAGCCAAGCAATAATTTTAAGCATACCAGCCGGGAATTGTTTTGATAAGTTTAAATAATTAAATTAGTCAATACAAACCGGAACAAATAACCCACAACCCTGACCACATTTATCGAGATTCCCGGCATTAATACAGCGGTTATAATTATAACATTTTTGATTATTCTTGCTGTCATGGCCACAATTGTACCGGTGCTTATGCCGGTATTCAATTAGTGCGATCTGTATTAATCCGGATATGCTTGATATATTTGACGTACCTGACATGGCTTTGTTTTGATTGTTCAATTGATCTTTCAACCATGCGATAGTGCCCGGGAGAAGATTTATTTTTATTTGGTTTTTATTGTTCATATTATACTCACTTTCAAAAAAGATGTGATTTTATGTCCAGGAGTTTCGATAAACTCATTTATTTTAGTTATGCCAGTTTTTCCAGGATCAAGAATCATATCTCCATGTTTTAAAACCCAGTGCCAGTTTGATTTTTTCCAATCAAGTTTTATTTTTAAAATAGCAGTATGTGGCAGTTTTGATAAATTACCAAAAATAGGAGTTAATGATTTTTTAGGACCACAATTAATACCATAAAAAGATAGAGCCTTATGAATTGTTTTTGTATTTGTGCTACCCTTTTTATCCATTATGGCGAAAACCTGTTCAATAGCCACCCCTGCTGCCATGGCAACACAACATTGGCCACAACAATATGATTTTTTGGGTTGTTCAATATATTTTATTGTATTCATATTATTCAATACTCCATCTTAAATAACGTATTCAATGGCTTTCCGGTGTCCGCATCATATCCCGGCATCCATTCGTCATTATTTCCGTTTATATCGTCCATGGGTCGGATTTTAAAAGTTAAAGGATTAAGGTTGCGGTATCTCCAACTTAATGAAATATCCCCTGCTGTTCCGGTTTCAAGTGGAAGTGTTGGTATAGAATCATATTTATAAAAAATACCGAATTGCCTGGAATTTTTAGAATTTGGGTTTTTCATTTTTTATTCCCCCCACTAAACTTTCTCAAATATATATCAAACATTCCAACATAATTTAGCCACAGCAACACCCTAAGCAACCGATAAGGCCCTGCCGTGATACCTTGTTCTTCTCGTTCCCATTTCAACCATGTACCCCGCGCCACGCCCATAGCCTTTGCCATTTTTGTCTGGGTGAGGTTCAGGGTTTCGCGGGCTTGTTTTAGGTTTATTTTCATTTTTGTATTATTCCTTTGTGGGGCCTTTCAGCCCCGGTTTGTTTGGTTTATGACCAGTTTAACTCTGTGAGTTTTACAAGGCCCTCATATGCATCAGTGTCACGGACTTCAGCATGTTTTGGAGTTAACCGGATAATTGTTCCATAATTTTTAATGCTGGAATATTTTCCGTCAAACCATTCAACCTGATCACCTACTTTAAACTGTAATTTTGTTTTCATGTTTTCTCCCCCTATTTTATGTGTGTATGTTTTTTCCATGCTCATACTATAGTCCCTATCATATACAATGTCAAGGGGTAAATCACATTTATTTTAAAATAATTCATATTTATTTTTATTAATTGTTTTTTCTTGACAAATAATTTAATCGTATTTATAATATATATAGTTTGTGTATTTTGAGCATGGGTTCCCCAGGACGGATGACATGGGAACATCTAGCCCGACACCCGCAAGGGTCGTCTGATGAGTCGAAAGACGAAACGTGACCGCGTAGCGTGGAACCCTCCCAGTCGGGGAATAACTGAGGGTCTAGGCCGTCCACCCCCGCTCAAAATGCATAAATATAAAATCATACCCAATACCTGACAATAAAAAGCATCGTTCATTAATTTGTTCGGTGCTTTTTATGTTTATTTTTATATATTTATTCCATATTCTAATCAAAACACTTGTAATTATCCAAATTTTGTGTCAATAATATTATTATTTATTGTTTTTTTTGTTATATGAATATGAGGTAATATGGATGTGACTTCTAAAATTTGTTCTATGTGTGGAAGAATAACACCAGCACATATTGATTATTTTCAAAATAGAAAAGATTCAAAAGATGGGTTAAGAGCAAATTGTATGAAGTGTACTCAGAGTATAAATAAAGTCAAATATATAAATAATAGAAACCAGATACTTGAGAGAGTAAAGAAATATAATTTAAAAAATAAAGAAAAAGTAGAAATCTATCAGATAAAATATCGGGAAAAGAATAAAGAGAATCTAAAAAAACATTATAAAAATTATCAAAAAGAAAACAAAATTAGGATTGCAGAATACAAGAGCGATTATTATCAAAAAAATAAAACCAGGATTAATAATTATTGTAAAAAGTATTGGAATATTTCAGAAAATAAAATACGTAAAAGTAAACAGAAGAGATCGAGATATCGGAATGATTCATTATATAGATTAAATTATATGATGTCTAATACAATAAGACTTTCATTAAAGAATGGATCAAAAAATGGTCAGCATTGGGAAACCCTTGTTGATTTTACGATTGAAGAATTATCAAGCAAGTTAAAACATTCTATCCCAAAAGGATATACGTGGGATGATTTTATGAGTGGAAATCTTGAATTAGATCATATAAACCCGATATCTAAACATTCTTACACAAAGCCAAATGATGGTGATTTCAAAAATTGCTGGAGTTTGTCTAATTTTCAATTGCTTCCCGCTATGGAAAATAAAATAAAAAGCAATAAACTAAAAAAACCTTTACAAATGGGGCTTGTCTTTGGATAACAAAAAAAATAGCTTAATAGTTGAAGGAAGTTGAACTATAAATATGATTATAACAGTTAAACAGATAGAAGATGCACTCAGAAAAAATGGCGGATTTGTAACCAGAGCAGCGAAAACTCTTGGGGTATCATATCAAGCTATATATAAACGTATGCAAAAAAATAAAAAGTTATGGGATATAAAAACAGAGATAGAAGAATCATATCTTGACTTGGCAGAATCAAAATTATTAACAAAGATGGATGAAGGTCATTTTGGATCATTGTGTTTTTATTTAAAATGCAAAGGCAAAAAGCGTGGCTACATTGAAAACCAACAGGTTAATGATAATCAAGATGTTAAACCACAGCCGGTTAAAATAGAGTTTGTGGCTGTTGATGGTAGGGTAATAAAAAATGCGAGTTGAAACCATAATTCCACAAACAAATTTTTTAGCTATGTCCCATAAATTTAGAGCATTTGTTGCAGGATATGGATCGTCTAAAACATTTACTGGATGTTTATCTATGTGTCAGCACTTTTACCAGTGGCCGCTTATTAATCAAGGTTATTTTGCCCCAACATACCCGCATATTCGTGAAATTTTCTATCCCACCATTGAAGAAGTTGCAGACAAAATGGATATGTCAGTTGATATCAAAGAAGGAAACAAAGAGGTTCATTTTTATTCAGGAGGCCAATATAGGGGCACAACTATCTGCCGATCTTTAGAGCGTCCAGGGTCAATTATCGGTTTCAAAATCGGTCATGCTTTAGTAGATGAATTAGACACACTCCCCATCCACAAAGCCCGGACAGCCTGGTTAAAAATCATTGCCAGGATGCGATATAAGGTTGATGGTCTAAAGAATGGAATTGACGTTACAACCACCCCAGAAGGATTCAAATATGTTTATCAGTTATTCAAAAAAAATCCGGCTGAAAATCCTAAGTTATTGAAAAATTATGGTATGATCCAGGCCAGCACGTATGATAACGAAAAAAATCTGCCCGAAGATTATATCCCCAGCCTTATTGAAGCATACCCGAAAGAATTAATTGATGCATATGTCGAAGGCCAATTCACAAACCTTACCTCTGGCACGGTATATCGAAATTATGATCGGAAAATAAACGGTTCTGACGAGATAATTCAGGAAAAAGAACCCCTCTACATCGGCATGGATTTTAACGTTGAACACATGGCTGCTGTAGTGTTTGTAAAGCGTGGTATTAAGTTCCATGCGGTTGCAGAGTTAAAGGAAATCTTCGACACCCCCGACATGATCAAGATAATCAAGGAACGATTCCAAAATCATTTGATAAAAGTTTATCCGGATGCAAGTGGGAAAAATCGAAAATCAAATAATGCCTCAGAAAGTGATATAGTATTATTGAGACAAGCTGGGTTTCAGATATTAAATTTCAATTCAAATCCATTAGTAAAAAATAGGGTCTTATCTGTCAACAAAGCTTTTGAAGATGACAAGGTTGCTGTTAATTGTATTGCTTGTCCGACTGTCGCTGAATGCCTGGAACAGCAAAACTATGATACTAATGGGGAGCCTGATAAGAAGTCTGGATTCGATCATATGAATGATGGATTCGGTTATTTTGTAAGCTATGAAATGCCTATTCGACAACGGGCATCAACTGTGTCAAGTACGTGGTGATATTTATAACTAGCCTGGTTATATTGTGATATTTCTTGACAAAATATTTTTAATTTAATATAATGTTATATTTAGGTTTTTATTTTTTTAATTTGAAAGGAATATAATGATCAGATTTATTTTAAAACGTTGGTATTCTCTAATCTGGTTTATTTTTGTTATCACGTTCTTTTTTAGTGGTAGTGATTTAGAATTTTGGGCTTGTTTGATAATTCTTCATATAATTAGGATAGATCATATAAAAGAATGATATATCCATCTTTATTTTTGATAGTTATTGTTAGTGTTGTGGCTGGTTTGGCCATGTCAATAATTTTAATTTGAAAGGGTCAAAATGAAACGATATGAAATAAAACATCTATCTGGTATTCCTGGTATAAATGTAAAAGAATCAGGATGTGGTAATTGGCACAGGCGTCAAGACGTAAAGATACTTGAAAATATTCACAATGAGCTGACCGAGAAATATAATAAGTTGAAAACAGCATATGATGATCTTGTTAAGCGTTCATTTGATGAATTAAAAGAAGCTAAATTTTATGATGAGGTTAAGCGTATTTGGGGGATTGAAAACCCCGAGCCTGTTGAGTTGGTGTCTGTTGAGTGTAATTGTAGTTATATGGCTAATTGGTTAAGCCTCGGACAAAGTAAAACTACGTGGATTTGCCCAGTTCATGGATATAAAAAATTATAGGATAATCAATGATAAAATTTCTTAAAAAACATTGGTTTATTATAATATGGCTTATATGGTCGGGATTTGTAGGATATATTTTTGGGGTGATGGAATAATGAATAAAAAAACAATAGATGGTATTAGAAAATATTATCAACTTCCATATTGGGTGACGGACGATCAGATAGTTTTAGATTTAAAAGGGTCACTTGGTGAAATTTGTGTTAATATTAGAATTGCAAAGCAAAAATTAAAAAAGTCGTTTATTGAAACATTACCAATGTGGATACAAAAGGTAACTAATGGATGATATAAAAAACAAATTTGACGAATACCAGGAAGATTATATTGATTTACATGATTTTTTTGCCGGCGAACGACAAGTAAAAGAAAAGGGCACCCGCTACACCCCCATGCTCGAAGGCCAGGAAAAAAGCAAAAATAGTTCAGCCATGTATGATAAGTATAAATCATTTGGGATTCTATATAATGCACTTGCTCGTACTCGCCAGGGCCTGAAAGGAGCTATCCTTAGAAAACCAATTGATATCCAATTTCCAGACCGTCAAAAAGACTTACTTAATAAAATCATGCTCAATGGCGCTTCATTTAATGATCTGACCCGGGAAATAACAGATGCCGTTCTTGGCTATGGTCGTATTGGTGCCCTGGTCGATATGCGCAATGAAATCCCTTATGTTAGTCTATACAATGCTTTATCTATCATTGAATGGCCGGAAATAATCATTGAGGGCGTCGAACAAAGAATTATTTTAAGTGAAATGGTCGAAGTTATTGACCCAAAAGATCCATCAAAAATGAAAATAGTCGAACAGCGACGATATTTAGAGCTTGATGAACATGGAGAATATATTGTCACAGTAAAACAGAAAACTGATGAAACTAACGATTTGTGGGTGGCTGTCCTAAGCACACCGGAAAATCCAAATCCAGTAATGCCAAGCTATAAGGGAAAGCGGCTGACCACCATACCTTTTTCTTTCATTGGCTCCTCAAACAACACACCAACACCATCGAGGCCCCCATTGCTTGACCTGCTTAATTTATTGAAAGGCCATTGGAAACTTACAGTGGCTTATCAGTACGGGCTAAATTTTGCCGGTCTTCCTACGCCTTGTTTTGCTGGTTTTAATTTTGATGCTGATGCGGAAATACCATTGGGGCCTGGGGCAGTTCACCACACACCAGAGCCGGGGGCTAAGTCCTGGTTTATGTCTACTGGTGGGATTGGGCTTGTTGAAATGGCTGCTGGCCTTGACAGATTAGAAAAACAGATGGCGGTTGTGGGGGCTCGATTACTGGAAGAACAACGACCGGGTGTTGAGTCAGCCGAAACTGTACGATTAAGAGGCTCCGGTGATTCTGCCACCCTTGCTGATATAGCTGGAAATGTTGAAAATGGCCTGACAGATATTTTAAAGGATATTGGATTCTGGGTGGGTGTTGCCGAGAGTGAGTGTCAAGTAACCGTTAATAAAGATTTCTTGAGTACGAGACTTGGGCCACTGGATATAACGGCATTACTTGGTGCTGTCCAGGCTGGTGAAATGTCCTCTGATACATTCCTTTGGAATTTACAGCAGGGTGAAATATTGCAACCAGGTAAAACGGTAAAAGAAGAGCAGGAAGCAATTGCCGAGGATACAGCAAAGAATCAAAAGAATAATATAGCTCTTCAGGGGCTGGGTGGGAGTGTTTGAATTTTTAATATGTCCAGGGGCATTATCAGTCCTGTGAATAAAATGATAATGTAGGCAGCTTAACAGGAGCGTGGTTCGATTCCACACCCTGGGCCTCAAAAAAGAAAGGGTCGAAAATGAAAAACAAAATTAACATAGTATCAAGTGAAAACAGACAATCATTTCAACAAGGGGATGGTTATATGTTTTATATCCCAATGACAAGTGGTGAAGCCGCAATGCTCGCCCCTTGTGTTATAAAGCCGTGTTGGAGGATAAAATGTAAAGCACCACTTGAAGAAGATGTAATATATACAAAAGAAAAGCGCCCTGAAACAAAAAAGACACCAAAAGAAATATTGGCAGACGAAATTTTAAAGGCTGTCGGTAAATTTGAAGTGAATACCGGGGCAGAAGTTTATGATATACGATTTCCAGAAAGGCTTAATAATACAGAATTTAAAGATATATTAGAATCGTCTTGTATAACAAAAATAGAATTTGACATGAGTTAAATGAAAGGGTCAATATGAATAGACGTAAATTCATAAAATTTATAGCAGCAACAAGTATTATTTTTTCTATACCAATTGAACCATTTGAATTTGCAACCGGTGGTATTGCTACTGCTCCGGAACACTTGCCCATAACAACAGAATTTGGTGAATTTGGTGATAGATTTGTGAAGGGTGGTGGGTGGTCATTTGGTGGTGTTGAATCTTTTACGTTTTATAAGGGTTAAATGAAAGGGTCTGAAAATGGACATTGAAACATTAAAAAAAATTAATTATTTACAGGACAAGATTGAGCGACTTGAAGAAGAATTGGAAATATGGAATAATACAATAAAAAAGAAAATGAATCTAAGTTATTGTACCGGAAAATATGAAAGGTATCCAGAAGAATCCAAATGGTTATGTACCGAAATGTCTGATAAGTTATTTAAAGATATCAGGCTTAAAATAATATCTGATTTGAATTTACAATTAGAAACAGCCCGAAATGAATTTATATTATTATAAAAGTGATATATAAAATAAAATGCCAACAAAATTAACAGATAATGAAATACAAAAGCTTATCCAATTAGCCCAAAAAACGCAATGGGATTATAAATTATCCCTATATGAAACGGATGCACTAACAAGGATCAATAAATCAGTGAAAAAGGTTTCTGATAGCATAACTAAAAAGCTAAAAACCATCAGTCCAGATGCCATTTTTTCAACGGACCGAATGAATGCCTTGTCAGACGAAATGAACAAATTAACCGGGGCATTACAAAGCCAGATATCAAATCAGATCGCTGATACGGCTGGCGTGGCCGGTGCCGCTTCTTATACTGCTCAAAGTGAAATCGCATCATTTGGTGGGCTTGTTCCTAACTTCAATAACGTGGCTTTGTCCGCTGCCCAGATGAAATCACTTGTCACCACCACACCAATCGGCGGCAAAAAACTCAATCAATGGGTTGAAAAGAGTTTTTCCTATAGATTACAGGATAAATTCAAGTCAGATATAATAAGCGGTATGTTGCTGGGTGAAAGCTATCCGAATATGTTGAAGCGGTTTAATAAAGGTATTTATTCTGATTTTGCAGGTGATATGGAAGGCTTGACACGGACATATGTGCAATCAGTCAATGTCAATGCCATGAATGAGGTCATGAAGGCCAACGATGACATTGTGAAAGGTTGGAAATGGAGCAGTGTTGCTGAGAACCATACGTGCGTTCGCTGCTTATCATTGGATTCGGCTGGGATAGTTTACCCGATAAACGGTGGGCCAGAAATGCCGTTGCACCTGAACTGCCGTTGTTTCAAAGACATAATTACTAAGACTTTCAAGGAGTTAGGCGTAAATATTGAAGAGGTAAAAGAAAATTTTAAGCCCTATACTATTCGGGGTAAGATTGATCCAATTACAGGAAAATTGACACCAGGCAAAATAGGGATAGGTGGAAATAAAACTGTTTCGGTTGGTAGGTTCCTTGGTTCATACGATAATTTCTTTGAATCATTACCTAAACAGGTTCAGGTTCAAATGTTAGGCCCAACAAGACACGGACTGTGGAAAAGCGGTATGCCGTTGAGTGATTTCACAACCAAAGATGGAAGGCAGAAATTAATAAAGGAATTGATTTAAATATGATAAAATGGTATAAAATAAAAGGCAGCATAGGTGTTGGTTCCCATCCTGCCTTTCCAATAACACATATTAGGAGTATGTACTAATGGATGCCATAGATATACATCAAATACCTGCCAAAAGTCAAATCAAGAAATGTTATAAATGTGAAATTGAAAAGCCAATATCTTCATTTAGTAAAAATAAAAGAAAAAAAAATGGCATTAACAATGAATGCAAAAAATGCTCTTCTGTAAGATCAAAATCATATTATCTAAAAAACAAAAAAATGTTAAATGAAAAAAATAGGAAATATTATAAGCTGAATAGTATTAAGATTATTAAGAGAACAGGAAAATATAATTTAGATAATAAAGAATTAACAAAAGAAAGATATAGGTTATATTATCTAAAAAATAAACATGTATTAAGTGAAAAAAGTAAAAAATATTATAGTTTAAATAAGGACAAAAAAAATATACAGAATAAAATATATCGTGAAAAAAATAAAGAAAAGATAAGAATAAAGCATCATGAATATTATGAAGAAAATAAAGAGACTCATGCAATGTTGGCGAAACAATATCGCAAAAAGCATAAAAAAGAGATAGCGAATGCCCGTAAATTATATTTAAAAACAGATACCGGGAAAGAATCAATACATAGATACAACCATAAACGGCGAACACTTAAATATGGTGTAGGTTATGAGATATTTAATATAAAAGATGTTTTTGAACGTGATAATTATATTTGCCAACATTGTGGCAAAAAGACAAGACCAACATTTAACCATCATCATCCTATGTACCCAAATCTTGATCATATAATACCGATTAGCAAAAGTGGGCCGCATACCAGACTAAACACTCAGTGTTTATGCCATCGATGTAATACAAATAAGGGGAATGACGCAAATGGTGAACAATTAAGGTTATTCGGATAATGCCAAAAGATAAACCAATAGACAAATCAACTGAAAACGACAAAGATTCAGAAGATTACGTCAAATCAACCATCCTCCACGCCCAAAGAATGGCTGATATCCTTCTATTGGCTCAATATTACCGGGAAAGGTATGAGGCAATGATACAGGTTGGGTTTACACCGGTTGAGGCGTTGGAAATTCTAAAGGCAAGGGGACTTAGTATATAATGGGTAAAATAATTCCGATAGGCGGAGTAACAATTCTTGATTTACCTGCTGACCAAATCCTTGAAGCCGCAAAGGGTAAAATGGACGGCGTTATTTTAATTGGATTTGATAAAGATGGCGAAGTCTATGCCGCATCTTCTTATGCTGACGGTGGCGATGTGATGTGGTTGCTCGAGGCGTGTAAAATTAAAATGATGGAAGGTATTTGATAATGGGAAATAAAAAAGCAAAACCAAAAAAAGATGGAAGCGGTGGCGGAGTTTGTGCCAATACCGGCAGGGGTGGTTGTAATCCTCCAAAACGAAAAAATAAGAAAGGAAAGTGAAATGTTTCAAGAATACGAAAAGTTACCAAAAAAAGTTGAAGCTGTTCAATTTACAGAAGAAAACAAAGATCAAGTATTTAATTCCTTGACAGGGCAACATGCACCAGATTTTGAAGATGGATTACCAATTTTAAAAGTCAAAACTGTTCATGGTGACATTGCAATTATTCGTATTGGTGATTGGGTTGTGAAGGATAGAGACATAGGGACATACTACCCCATTAAAGATGATATTTTTAAAAGCGATTACGTATAGGTAAAATAAGTGTAAGATGTAATTATGCACGCATATAAGAATAACCGAAAGGATCAAAATGGAAATTCCAAAAACAATGAAAATTGGTGGCCACACGTACAAAATTATTTTTCCTTATATTTTTAAAGAACGATTTGACCGGGCGGCTGATTGTGATCCAGATACTTGTGAGATTAGAATAACCGAAAAATCAGTTGACATCCCAAGATCAGAATCAAATATTGCAGTGAGTCTTATCCATGAAATTCTGCACGCCATTGATTTCACAACTGGTCATAAAATGTTCGATGGCCAGGAGGGTGAAAAGAAGATTGAAGGCTTGTCAGAGGGTATTTATCAGGTGCTTGTTGATAATGGGTATCTGGATGTTGATAAAAAGAAAATTGATTCCGGCGCACAAACTTACAATCACAGGGTAGGTGATATAGTCTCTATTGATAATTTTAAAGATAATTTTATTATTGATTTTGATAAGTATGGAAATATCACCTTATTTGAATATAATAAGTGGATTAAAAAAAACCAATAATTAAAAAAGAAAGGAAATTAAAATGTTAGTACCAAGCTACGCGACACAGGAAGAAATTCCCGAAGGACTCAAAGAACATTACGAAGAAAAAGAAGGTGCTTGGGTGCCACAGGGTTTTGTTTCAAAATCAAAACTGGATGAGTTTAGAAACACCAACATATCCCTTGCAAAAGAACAAGAAACCTTGAAGGCACAGCTTTTGAAGGTAAAAGATATTGATCCTGTGATTTATGCTGACACGGTTAAGAAACTTCAGGAACTTGAAAACACACGGCTTGAACAAGCAAGTGAATGGGGTGTTTTGAAGGCAAATTTAGCTCAACAGCATTCTGATGAAATGAAAATAGAAAAAGAAGGATCTGCTAAAATTCAGGCCGGTTGGAATGCTGAAAAAGTCGGCAATGCTGTCGCAATGACTGTTTCAAAATACGCCATGCCAGCCGAAGGGAACATGCCATATATACAAGATGATATTAAAAAAATTGCCTCAATTGATCCTGATACAAATGAAATTGTTTTTTTGAATGACAAAAAACTTCCGAAAAAGAATGAGGCTGGTGATGGAAATTTGACTCTTGATGAATATTTGACAAAAATCTATATTCCAAAGTCAAATTTGTTCAGAAAATCAGAAGGTTCTGGGTCATTGGGCGGGCATGATGTTCCACTTATTAACGCGGGCCAGGTAAGTGTAAATGATGTCTCTGGAAAAGATATTTCTGGTGATATGATAAAAAAACTTGCAAACGGTGAGATAAAAGCTATATAATGATATTTATAATTTAATATAGTGTCTTTTCGGCGGTGCCGGGAAGAAGATTCCGGTGGAATCATAACAAAAATAAATAAATAGCAATATCGAAGAAAAAAAAGTCTCTTGGCGGTGTCAAGTGGACGGTCCCCGGGGGGGATGTTAATTTTAATTTCCCCTGGGAACAATCCCAGGCAACCTACAGGAGACTTTTATAATGAGTAACACCTTAACAGCAACCCTTGTTCAGATACTTTCGAAAGGTATGATGGGCTTGCGCCAGCAAGTTTTAATGACAAGGCTCGTAAACACCGACTATTCCATGGATGCAAAAGCAAAGGGACAGACTATAGATATCCCTATTGCCACTGCAATGACTGCTACAGATGTAGTTCCGGCAGCCGTTCCAACAGCACCTACCGATTTAACCACAGCAACCACTCAAATAACCCTTGACGAATGGCAACATGCTGATTTTGCCCTTGACGATCAGGAAATTGGCAGAATCCGAGCAAGTGCCGACTTCGTACCACTTCAAATGAATGAAGCTTTTAAATCAATCGCAAATGCCATCAATGATTCTGTCTTTGCAACATATAAAGGTATCTATGGGTATGTTGGCACAGCAGGAACCACTCCCTTCGGATCTGGTGTTGAAGTCGCCAGTGCAACCAACCTGAGAAAAACCTTGCAGAATCAGGTATGCCCCAGGGATAATAGAATTGGTATGCTTAACTTTGATGCAGAAGCCGCAGCCCTTAATTTGTCACCTTTTTCAGATGCCAATAAACGGGGAAGTGCCGACACAAAAAGATCCGGCGAATTAGGCGATATTTTTGGCTTTAATTGGAACGCTGATGATGGTGTTCCGACACATACTGCCGGAACTGCCTCAACTATTGCAACTAACGCCTCTGGTTATCTTGCTGGTGTTAAATCCATCACAATGACTTATGGTGGAGTGGGAACTGGTATGTTAGAAGGTGATGTTTTTACCATTGCCGGTGATGATCAAACATATACAGTTTCAGCTACTGCGGCAACCGCAGGTGCAGTAACATTTACCCCTGGCCTGAAAGTGGCCATTACAACCGCTGCAACAAATGTTACTCTGAAGGCTGCCCATGTTGTAAATCTTGGTTTTAACCGTGATGCATTTGGTTTGGCTGTTCGATCACCTGATGCTGGCTTGAAAGAACTTTTGGGTGTAGGTAAGGCTGGTAATGTTGAAGAATCTGTTACCTTGGCCGATCCTGTTTCCAAACTGATCATGCGTCTTGAATTAATTCGTGGTTACAAAATGACAATATGGGATGTTGATTGTTTGTGGGGAACAGCACTTATTGATCCTCTTAGAGCTTGTCGTCTCGCTGGATAATAATAGGTGGGTTTATGGTGGGTTTAATAGCCCACCATTACCATTATAATAATAAAGAAAGGAAATTATCATGGGAGTTTTAGAAACCGTCAAAATTGTATCAAAAAACTCAGAGCATGGCTATCTGGTTATTAACAAATCTGATTTGACAAACAAACATGAGCTTTTTGTAGCAAAGAAAATTCAGCCGAAGGTGGCAAAACTGAAAGTAGTTGAGCCGAAAGTGGTTGAAACTCCTGCCAAGGCAAAAGAGGCCAAGACAGAACCAAAAGCAAAACCAAAAAAATAATGAAAAAATGAATATGGAGGACCGAAGATGAAAAAACAAATTCTTATACCCTTTATCCTGATTGCAGTTCTTATCGCGGGATTTCTGGGATTTCAAACCCTTGTGGCTGCACCGAATTATACGCAGCCTTTATATGGGTCATATGAAAATGTGCCCACAGCCGATACCACTGACAATGTTACCCAAAGGGATGTTGTTGGAAATAAAACTGATGCAGCCGCAGCCGGGGCAGTGAGTGAAACCGAATCCTTGATGGGCTATTTGAAACAGTTGGTTTCAGATGCTATTGCCTCGACTGCTTCACTTGTTACCATTGACGGATATTTTGATGTGCCGGCAAAAGATGCCACAACAGACACAATCATGCGGGATGTTATCGGTAAAAAAGATGATACAGAGGTGGCAGCGCCCACGACAGATAAATCCTTGATGGCATATCTCAAAGGTGTTTTGACCGATACAAACAATACCATCCCGGCATCCATCGTGGTGCTTGATGCTATGCACGATGTTCCAACAGTTAACGGGACAGATGATGCAATAATGAGGGATGTTATTGGTAGAAAAACCGATGCCGCTGTTGGAACACCCGCCACGACTAATTCTGAAATGGCGTATATCAAAGGTATTCTTACTGACACAGAAACTACTATTCCGGGAACAATTACAACCCTACAGCTTGGCGTTGGAGCTATAGACGTCAGTGCCAATGGAATTACTCTTTATGTCGACAGTGCACTTGGAAGTGATGCCTATGACGGATTGACCTGGGCTACAGCAAAAGCAACAATCGGAGCCGCAGTAGCACTTGCTGAAGATTATTCGACTATTTATGTTGGCGGTGTTTCATATACCGAAGCGGTCACAACTCCTGTAGGAATTGAAAGAGTTAGATTAATAGGTGTTTGTGCAAACAACCAAATTCCTTACTGGCAATCAGGCGCTGCTGATGCTATTCAGCTAGCAATTGTAAGTGGGGAATGGGAAGTAGCTGGTTTCCGATTTGCAAGTACATCTGCTACAGTTGCTAATGTTACGATTAATAGAACTGGAAGTTCTTCAATAATCAGAGATTGTTGGTTTTCTGGAAGTGGATCTGAATCCGGTATCGAAGGTGTTGGACCGACCGGGCCACCTACTGATCTTAAAATTCTCAACAATAGATTTTCTGGTTTTACAACTGGCGGCGCGTTAGAAGGGGCTGTTTGTGCAACTGATTATTCAGAATCAGGCGCAGTTGTTTGGGAAATTATTGGGAACATGTTTGGTGATAATACCCATAACATAAATCTGGATGCTCTTTCTTGCCGTATTGAAGGGAATACCTTTACGAAAAGCACTTCCGCTTCTGCAATGACCATACTTATTAGCACAAGGGGTGCCGCAGGTGTTGCTGGTGCTGGTGGTGGAAATGCAGTTGTAGGAAATTATTTTTATGATAGATCTGATCAAGTAACCGTTGCAAATGGTTATTTGAGTTCTACTGATGACACCTGGGCTGGAAACTTTTGTATTGATGGAAAAATGAATGATGGCCTTCCCCATGAACCACGCTCCTTTATTGTTACCGCTGATCTTGGTAATGCTACCTGGCAAACTGCTGCTGCTCATGAAATTGCAGTTGTAACCGGGGCTGTTAGGATGCAGATTTGGGCTAATGTTACTGAAACAGTTGTTACCACTTCCAATGATGGAACAATGGCTCTTGGTTTTGCTGGAAATGTTGCTTCTATATTTGCCGCAACCGCACTTGATAGTGCTGGAACTACTTTCACTGATGGTGATATTGTTTCTGCTGTATACGGAGCAGCCGCCACAACTCCTGTTGCTGGTGCTGAAGCACAATCTGCTTTGACTCATGCTATGTTTGATGTAATTTCAACTCAAGGTGTGGATGTTGGGTATACCATTGCTACTCATGCAGCCACTGATGGAACTGTTATTTTTCATGTTACATGGGAACCACTTGATGCAACTGGCCTGGTAACTGCCGGAGCTGGTGGTGCATTTTAATTAACATTTAATGATACACTAACCATCCTTAAGCCGGGGTGAAATATACCCGGCTTTTTTAAAAAAGGAAAATATCATGGCAATTACAGTAATTGTGGAAACCGGTGCTGGGATAACAGGAGCGAACTCATATCGCTCTATTGCTGATATTGATGCCTGGGTTTTAACCAACCCACACGACACGACCTGGACAGCCCTGACCGATGCCGCAAAAAATGGGTATACAGTATGGTCATGCCGTTTAATGAACGAACAAATGGACTGGGACGGATGGCAATCTGATTCTGACCAGGCACTTGATCTACCCCGCTCCGGCATGGTTGATAAAAATGGAAATTCGATTGACGATGATGAAATCCCCACCGAAGTACAAAATGCACAATCAGAATTGGCTCGATTATTGGTCATTGAAGATAGAACGGCTGATAATGGGATGCTTGGTTTTAAGCAGATAGAAGTGGGAAGTATAAATTTGGTTGCAGATAAAAATGATCGGGCACCCGTCATGGCAGCAGCAGTATTTGATATGCTCAGGGCGTTTGGTGATAAGGCTGTTACAACCGGAATAAGCAGAACGATAAGAATTTAAAGGAGCCACATGCAAATACCTACACTTTTGAAACTTTTAGTCACAGTAGCTTCGGGAATAATTTTGACATGGTGTGTGTGGGTTTCTGCTTCAACATTGGGTTTGCAAGTAAGTGTAGCAGAGGTTAGGCAAGAAGTAACATCGGAAATTGAATCAATTAAATGCCGGCTTGATCTACATTATGATTTATTGAAAGAGATTAGAGATGATCAAAAAAAACGCAAATAAAAACAGGAGCTAAAAAATGGCAATAACACGAAAAGTTTTATACGGAAAAAATATGCCGGTTACGTCTGGCACAGCCTTGTCAGCGAGTGGAATTGCTTTGAATGGATCTGGTCAATTTCACGGATTTGCCATAAAATGTGACGGCACAAATGATGTGACTGTCAATGTTTTCGATAATACATCAGCAGCCGGAACGAAATTAATCCCGACCGATTCAGTATTTGATGGGACTGTAAAATTAAACGCCTGGAATGATAATCCACCTATATCTGTTGATACTGGAATTTATATTGAGATTGCGGTGGCGGGTGGTGGATCTTGTGAAATTGTGCCACGGTATATTGCAGATTAAGGATGAAAATATGAAACGATTAATAATTTTATTTACATTTTTAATAGCTTTTTTCTTTACTGCCAATGTTTTTGCCGGGCCTGTTATATCTGGAAAATCATATCCTAAAAACCCTACTTTCTATAATGTAACATTAAGTGAAACTTTAAAGACTCATCAAGGGGCTGATGTTGCTTCTGCCACGGCTGTTACATTGGGCGTTGGTAATTATTTTGACATAACCGGGACAGTAACAATTGCCACAATTACAACCATTGCCGAGGGTACTCAAATTACATTGCATTTTGATGGTATCCTTATTCTGACTCATTCAAATGATTTATTTTTGCCAACCGCTGCGAATATCACTACAGCAGCCGGGGATATAGCCATATTTTATGAATATTCTGCCGGAGATTGGCGGTGTATTTCTTATGCACGGGCTGATGGTTCGGCCATTGCCCCAGCCACAGGAGTAGTATTAAAAACCGATTTTAATGCCAATACAATTCTCAGGGCCACGACAGATGATACACCACAGGCCATGGCTATTGCAGAACAAACAATAGTAGGCCGAAAAACTGGTGGAAATATTGATGATCTATCAGCCACAGAAGTTCGGGCTATTATAAGTGTAGCAGATGGAGCAGACGTTACAGGGGATAACGCACCCAAAGCCCATGCAGCAAGTCACACAGACGGAACTGATGATATTCAAGATGCAAGTACAAGTCAAAAAGGGCTATTGAACGATACTGATTGGGATACGTTTAATGAAAAAGCAGCAGCCGGAGCAAACACAGACATATATTCACTCGAAGGTGCAGCAGGAATAGCACCTGCAATGGTAACCTCATTCACAGGCACAATCTCCGCAGGAACCAGAACAGTGACATTTTCAGCCACGGCAGATTACACCCTATGTAAAATAGGCTCAAGGCTAAAAGCTTCAGATGATGTTAGAATTGTCATGGCTTTGCTTGGTTCGGATCAAGTAACCATTGATGCTAATACCACATGGGGTGCAGGTACAACTATTCAGGAACTTCAAGAACCTATTTCCCAAAACATAACTGATGGTACAGTGGTTGGGTATATCAATGCTCTTGGTGGGCAAGGTTTTGTTGGTGGGTTTGGCGCTCAATATGGGGTAATGTTTGATCAAGATGGTGATAGCGAAATTTATGCAAGTGCTGATGATACTATCATGGTTAAAGCTGGTGCTGGCGAGATAGGGTTTTTTAGTTCACAGGGATTTGGTTGTAGAATTGCCGATAGTGCAAAGATGCGTAATAGGTCATCAATGGCAACAATCACTACTGTCATACCAAACAGAACGTATGAAACTACTGGTATAGGGGGTGAAGATGGTCATTTATCCCAAATAGCCGGTGGAGTAGAAGCAATACGCTCAATCGAAGCAAACTCCATAGTCTACAATGTCCTAAACGCAGTCCAAAAAGAATCAGTAACAGATGCCTCAACAGACGGAACCACAACAGTAGTAAAAGCCGGAACGAATTTCACAACAAACTGTGCAGCCGGTGATCTTGCAATAATCTGGTCAGGAACAACAGTAGCAGATTTTGGGGTTTATATCGTTGAAAGCGTGGCAGACGGGAGTATCGTTTTTGATTCAGCTCCAAGTGGGTCTAATGCAGACGTCGATTTTTATGTTTTTAATGGCGGGACAGTTACGACAGGATCAAGTTTATATACCGGGTCAATAATAGCAATGGGTGGAATAATAATGCACAGAACAGCAGCAGCAACCGATTATAATCCATCAATTTTAACCAATGACTACATTATAGCAGTAACGTCAACTGGAGCAGATAGGGCAGTTACCATATCCACTGAAGATGTCAATTCAGGCAGCACAGATAATCCCAGAATTTTTATTATAAAAGATGAGGGTGGTGGTGCTGCTGCAAATAATATTACAGTGAGCCTTGAGTCTGGAAATATTGATGGGGCCGGGACAGCGGTAATATCTGCAAATTATGCCAGTGTGACCATTTATCTTGATGGTACAAATGGCTGGATTTATTAGGAGATTATAAATGAAAAAATTATCAAGATTATTTTTAATATTAATTTTATTCCTGGCCTTTGTTCTTCCTGTCAATGCAACCTATTTGCCTGATATTCAAATCCCAAAATTCATCGGTGCAATTTTTTATGTTGATCCTGGAGTGGCAACCTCAGGGACAGGATTTACACCGGGTACGGCGTTTAAAACAATCGGAGAGGCTATTATAGCAGGTGGCCCAGGGGATGCCATAACAATCACCAATGGAACCTATGATGAAAATTTGACCATTAGTGATAAAGGCATGGAGCTTTGGTTCGAAATTGGGGTAATTCTTGACCCAACAGCGGGTACTGCTATAACCATAACCGCAGATAGTGTACGATTAAAGGGGGGAGTGAGAATTACACCGGCATCCGGAGCAACAGGGATGTCTATCACAGGAGATTTTTGCAGGGTAGGTAATGGAGGTGGCCCGACGGTTGTTGGTGGCGGAACTGGTATTAATATTACAGGAACAGGTAATATGATATCAAACGGAGCTTGCGGGTTACAGACTATAGCTAATTACGCTATATCTGGTAATCAAACAAGGCTTATTGATTGTATCGGAGTTGGGACAGGGGATACATCCAAAGGTTATAACGTAACGGCTGGAGCATTAGGGGTATTCAGAAATTGTACCTCTACAAGCAATAAGTCATCCAGTTTTTACCTTGCTTCTGGAGTTTCAGATTACACCATTTTGAATTGTTCCAGTGGGGCTGATGATGGTAGATGGGTGGATGTAGACGCAAAAAATGTATTTAGTAATTTTAGTTTTGATTCTGAAAAAGTTGAACACACTGACTGGAGTACAATAGCCGCTGGGGCAGGTAGTCAAAATTTATTTAGGGTGTATGGAGTAGTACAAATACTTGGTCTTGCGGGACATGTAGAAACAGCTTGTGCCGCGGATATTGGGAATGTCAAAATTGAATTATATGATGAAACTGATATTGTTTTAATTGCAAATAATGTTGATATGTCAAGTGTGCCGGTTGGATCATATGTAGCCAAGGAGAAAAAAGCGAATGATGCTCTTGTTCTTTATACATCTGCGTCAGCAAGAACGATGGTTGAGACTGATCTTAAAAAATTAGTATTTGGTGTTGTCGCTGTAAATGACGGAACTGATGCAACTTATATCAGAGTTACCTGGGCCGGGGATGCCACATCAGGGGTGATACATTGGCATTTGACCTGGGAGCCATTAACTGAAGAGGGTTTTGTGGAGGCTATTCCATGATTATTAGGAATCAAGACGGAACGACTTGTGTTTATAATGTGACAGTTATTTATAGGGATTAAATAATGGGATTAGCAGAAACAATACAGAAGGCCGCTAAAACAGCATTCGTTGTAATAGGTAATATCCCATTGACTTGCACATATACATCAGTCGGGACACCAGTATATGTGCCAGCAACGGGTGTATATTCTTCCACTGACACGGATTATACGGAATTATCAATATTATTTGAAGATTATACGGCGCGGGAAATAGACCAGGCTGGGGGGGTGATTTTGGCCACAGATTTAAAGGCCAGTATTCCAAATGTGAATTTAACACCCACTCCGAAAGTCTCAGATATTATTACTGACTCAGATAGTAAAAAATGGACTGTTGAGGATGTATTGATTGACCCTGCGAGAGCACTGTGGATAATGAGAGCACGTCGGTCTGCATAAGAAGGTAAAATGGATATTATCAATAAAATATTATCAGAAAATTGTGTAATTAAAAAATGCATAGAATGCAATTGTGAAAAATTAATTTATGAATTTAATAAAAGTAAAAAACATAAAACTGGAATAAATTCAGTATGTAAAATTTGTGTTAATAAACGTAATGCAAAATATAGAAAAAAAAACAAAGATAAAATAGCAATGTCAAATAAAAAATACAGCATTACCCATAAAAAAGAAATAACGGCCAAAAATTTAGAATATAAGAAAAAAAATAAAGAAAAGCTTAAAGAATGGTTTAGACAATATCACCAGGACAATAAAGAAAAAAGGAATCGTCAATCTATTTTGTATTATCAAGAAAATAAAAAAATAATAAATATAAAAGCAAAAAAATACAAACAAGACAATAAAGAAAATATATCAGCACAGGGTAAGGCATATTATGAAGCAAACAAAGAAAAATGCTTAAAAGACCGTAAAGAATATCAACAAAATAATAAAAAAAGAACAGCAGCAAGAAAAAAGATATATAGAATTAAAAACATAGAGGCTATTTCAAAAAGAGATAAAAAATATTGGGAAGACAATAGAGAAGTTTTGTTGATGAAAAAAAGAGAATATTTGCAAACAGATAGAGGCAAGGAACTGGACAGGATAGGCAGCCAAAAACGAAGAGCATTAAAAGCGGGCGCAAAATATGAAAAGTTTTCTTCCATTGAAATCTTTGAAAGAGACGGATATAAATGTCAGCACTGTAACAAGAAAACCAGACCGGATTTTAAAAATCCAAACCATCCACTCTATCCTAATTTAGATCATATTATACTATTGAGCAAGGGTGGTGATCATACGAGATTAAATACACAATGCTTGTGCAGATTATGTAATATGAAGAAACACAATAATACAAACGGAGAACAGCTAAGGCTGTTTGGATAAAATGAGTCGAGTCGATTTCAATACAAAAAAACTTGCTGACAAAGTTAATAAAAAATTCTCTGTTTTTGTCAGAAAAGTGGTGCTTGATGGAATGAAACAGCTTATTAGGCAAAGCCCAGTAGATACAGGTAGATTCCGTGCAGCATGGTCAACGTCAATAAGTAAAAATAATTTTGAGACAACAACAAATATAATATCAAATATTACAAAACAATCTAAGGGAATTTCAGCTTATAAATTAGGCCAGACAATGTATCTCTATAACAATTTAGAATATGCAATGCCTTTGGAATTTGGAACGTCACAGCAGGCACCCAAGGGATGGGTTAGGCAAACAGCCAAACAGATGCAGAAAAAACTTGATGAGGTTAAAAATATTTTATGAGTTATGTAGTTGAAAGAAGCGATATTGAAGCAAGGCTTAATACAGGTTGGACGACAACTCCAATTGCCTGGGATAATATCCCATACGTGCCAACCCCTGGAATATCCTGGATAAGATGTACTATTTTACCCGGGGATGTTGAAACGCTTGAATTCGGACGGGATACCACCAAAGAATATATGGGTATCATTGATATTGGAATATTCACACAAAAAAACACAGGGTCAGTGGTTGCTAGGGGATATGCTGACACATTGTCAACCTTATTCAGTATGGTGGCTTTTGGCACAATTGATTGTGATCCGGCAAAAGTTATGAATTTAGGAATTGATGAAGATTGGTATATGATGAATGTTTCAATACCTTACACGCGAAGGGAAGTCTAAAATGGATGATCCAGAAGTAAAAGTCAAATGTGAGGCCTGCGGGAATGAATTCACGACAATTGCCAGCATTTATGAACAAGCCATGGAAGCTGAAGAACCTTTGCTGTGTTCTGTTTGTTCTGACAAGGCTATTGATTTTGAAGCCCTGGAAAATGAACCACCAAAAAGATGCTTTGGGTATTGCAGTTTTTCTTTAATCAGTATTGAAAAAATGAACAAACTTGGTCTGGATGGATGGGAATTAATCGTTATAACAAGAGGTCAAACATATTTCAAAAGGGAGTTTTTAAAATGATAGCTGTAAATTGCGCAGATTGCGGTAAAGAGTATAAAATTTCAGGAACGGATTTTAACGAACAAAAGGCAGCCGGGACTAAATTTCTTTGTCCTGTTTGCCGGGTTAAACCAGTAAAGCCTGTCAAGATTGTAAAATCCGTTGAACCAAAAACAGAGATAAAAAAAATATCTGGAAAGGCCAAAAAATAATGAAGTTAGTTGGAATCACTAAAATCAGGAACGAGCAAGCTATAATTCAAGATACACTTGATTTTTATTCTTTTTGTGATGCTCTTTATGTTTATGATGATATGTCAACAGATGACACTGTTAAAATCTGCAAATCTCATCCAAAAGTCAAAGGATTAATTGAGGGTAAAATTTGGGACACGAACAGATTAAGAGCAGAATATCAAACCCGTCAAGCCGTTTTAAATTTAGCCAAAAAAGATAATCCTGAATGGATCATTTATTTTGATGCGGATGAAAGGATTGATTATGATTTTAAAAATTATGAATCATATGATGGTGTTATAATGAGATTGTTTGATTATTATATCACTGACGAAGACAAAAACCTGCCATACCATAAAAGGAAATGGCTGGGACCGGAATACAGAAATATTTTAATGATGTTCAGGAATACTCCAGAGGTTTTTTATTGGGCAATGGATCAAAGAGAGGCAACCTTGAAACATGGTGCCAAAATTCTTAATGCCGGATATGTCAAACATTTTGGCAAGGCAATTTCAGTAGAAGAATGGGAAGCAACATGTGATTATTATTATAAATATTTTCCACAATACAGCAAGAAATGGCTAAAACGTAAAGGAAAGGCAATTCATACAATGTCAGATTTTAACAGGCCTTTAATTAACTGGGAAGAAAAAAATACGAAAGGAATACTGCTTTGAGGATATTAATTTTTGCAATTGATGTAAGTGGAAATATAAACTTTGGAGGTTCAGGCCGGTTTATGAAGTGTGTCGCTGATACACTCAAAAACATGGGGCATGAAATAACCACAGATCAAAGAGATGATTGTGACCTTATTATAGCAAGCCATTACACAGACCAAATCAAAGATAAGAAAGCCAGAAAAATATTTATCTCCCACGGAATCGTTAAAGATGAAGCTTTTAAAAAAGGAGCTGACAGATACGTTTCTATAAGCAAGGAAGTCCAATTAGCCCAAGCTGCAAACGGTTTTACCAGTGACGTTATTGCCCAACCTATTCCGATTGGCACCCGTAAGCAACCAGGGGCATCTTTAAGAAATATTTTGATAATCAGCAGAAAAGAACAACAGTCAAAAGGCAACCCGTTTAGCTTTTTATCGAAACATTATAATGTAAAAATGAGTGACCCGACAAAACCAATTGAAAATCAAATTGATTGTGCTGATCTTTGTATTACATTGGGCCGGGGAGCACTCGAAAGCATGTCCAGGGGTAAACCTGTTTTAGTTGCTGATAATCGAAGCTATATGGGTGCTATTGGTGATGGCTATGTGACCAAAACAAACATCAAGGAAATAGCCCTAAACAACTTTTCAGGCAGGCGGTTTCATATACCAGTGACCAAAGAATGGTTAATGTCTGAGCTTGAAAAATACAATCCGGATGATTCTCAATTTCTTTATGATTATGTCAATGAAAACCATAACCATATAAAAATAATCAAACAATATTTAAAATGGACAAAACCTGTTAATAAAAAAATCCATCTTGTAATACCGTTTATGCGATATGAAAATAAAGAAAAATTAATCAAAGCTTATCGGCCTATGGATGTGATTTTACACCCGGTTATGTTTCAAGATGAAAATATAGATTTTAATGAACGGTGGATATTCCCGGCAATAATCCCAATGGATTCAAAAGATTGTAAATCCAAAATGATAGAGTGCTTTAAACGGAATTGGTTTATTAAAAACTGCAATATCAATGATGATGATTATTATGGTCTTGCTGATGACGATGATTCTTATGAAGATAATGTTTTTGACGCTATAAAAAAACTCGATTCAGAAGTGGTTGTTATATCTGCCAAGCGTGGCCATTATATTCCAGATAGAGTTGCAGAAGTCAGGAGATATTCAACCGTAACTTTATTTGCCAGTCCGGATGGTATGCAATGCGGAATGGTGAGCGCACAACAGCTATTCGCTAAAGGAAAAGTCTTTAAAAAATACACATACAAAGACATGTCGTGCTGGGATGGCGACCTTGCAGAACAGTACAAGAAATTCCATAAGGTTGAATACAGGCCAGATCTATACGCCCGATTTAATTATTTTGAGCCAGGCCGATGGAACAACACAGAAGAAATAGCAGAAGGCCCGACAGTTGCTTTCGGCTGTATGGTTAACAACTGCAAACGGCTTGATTTAATACTTAGAAATTCATGTATCGGTGATACCCCATGTTTCACTATTATGAACCCAGAAACAGCAACCATGGGGCTTAATACGCTCCTCGACACCATAGAAAAAAGCGGTGCCGAAATAGGTATTTTAAGTCACCAGGATATGTTTTATAGGAAACATTGGCTCCCGACAGTTAAAGAGCAAATAGCAAAGCTCCCGGAAGACTGGGTAATTGCTGGTATAGTTGGAAAAGATGAAACAGGAGAACTTTGTGGGCGTTTCCACGATATGAGCTCACCATTATGGATAGTATCAGGCCATGAATTTCCTGAAAAATGTTCTTGTATAGATGAATGTACGATTATAGTAAACATGAAATCTAAATTTAGGTTTGAAAGTATGGAGGGGTTTGACCTTTACGGCACCTATGCATGTATGCGGGCTAACGAAATTGGTTCAGCTTGGATTATAGACGCATGGGCAGAACATTACTGCACACGGTTTCACAGTGAGTGGGAACCGGATGAAACTTTTATGAAGATGTGGAGATGGTTATATGATCGTTTCCCAAACAAAAGATTGGATTCAACAGTCTTAATAAACGAGATAGGAGGAGACTAAAATGAGCGCCACCGCTGGAAAATTAGCAAAAGTGATGTATGGCAGTGTAAAAATTGCCGGATTATCAACATGGACAATGAGTGGGTACGAAGCACAGACACTTGAAGATACAGAGTTTGGAGATAGCGTTCAAAGCTTTGTTTTCGGAGGTGCTGGAAACCCCGGAACGGTAACTTTTACAGGATATCACGATAGCGCAGATTCAACAGGGCAGGCGGCTTTTTCAACAGCTTGCAAGGCTGGAATTGAGCTCACAAACTTGTATTTTTATGAAACTGCAACGAAATATTGGGCAGTTGCCGCAGGTGGGAAAATCTTGCCGACTAAATGTGATTCAATTAAATTTGACAAGAATGCATTGGGCCAGGTTGACTTTGCTGGAAAAGTTTCTGCGGCTGTAATGACTGCATATGGAACTTGATAAGTTTTATTTTAACATTTTAATCTATGTGGGGTGGCTACCACCCCATTACAATGAAAAGTAACAAAAATACGAAAGGAAAGGCCAACATGGAAAACGGTGTAATTTTTAATCTTGAAAAAACTGATGGGGATTGGTTTGATTTCTTTGAATCAACAATCGACTTGGCAACTGGTGAAATTAAGTATGATGATCCAAAACCCGGAACCGGAAAAGCTTGTTTAAGATCTGCAAGAAAATTGATACTGGAACAAACTTCAAAAAGAAAAAAAACATCTGAAATCGTACTCAATCCGAAATCAAGAACCATGGAACGGATTGAATATTATAAAAGTCAATCTGCCGAAGAAGCCCAAAAAGATGCTGATGATCGAATTGACTATATGATTACGGATTTAAAGGATTTTTTTGACGGTAAAAAGAAACCAATTGAGTGCACCAGAGAAAATAAAATTCTTCTGGCAAAAGTGCCTGTATTTGATCGATTTCTGGCAAGGTGTATGGAATTGCAATTGAATGCATCGGCAGTACAGACGGAGAAGGAAGGAAAAAACTTGTCGAAACCGTAGAATGGCATGACATTTATGCTGAACAATGTGAGGCATGTCGTGAAATGTACGGGAATCGCAAGCCACCAGAAAAACCGCCCTGTAGCACTTGCAAGCCGGAAAGAATAGAAGAAAATGAGCAAGCGGTAAAAATATTTTATCTGACAAGGAATCAACTTATAATGGGACAGAAAGGGCCAATTGATATCATGCATGGACCGATTTATAAAGCAATGGATCTGTATGATGTTGTTGGCCAGAAAGGATGCTTTGAAAAAGTTTTAACAATGTCAAGAATATGGCTGAATAATATGAGGGAAAAGTGATGGCGACTAAGGCTGGTGGAGTCTATTTAGAAATACGGGCAAAAGATGATAAGCTGAAGGGTGATTTGGATAAGTCATCTAAAACGGTTACATCTGCTGCCACAAAGATGCAGAGTCAAGTCACAAGGGCTTTCACTGTTATGTCAGTTGCTGCTGCTGCTGCTTTGGCTGTTGTTGCTTATAAAGTAGTATCATTGGTTAAAGACTCCGCCCTTCTTGCTGCAAGATTTGAAACTCTTGACATTGTTATGAAACAAGTTGGTAGTAATGCCGGTTATTCTGCAAGCCAAATGGATGCTTTTGATGTGGCATTGAGAAAAACCGGCATATCAATGATTGAATCACGGGCATCGTTGACCAAAATGGCCCAGGCACAACTTGATTTAACAAAAGCCACTCAACTTGGTAGAATTGCACAGGATGCCGCCGTAATTGGTAACATAAATTCATCTGAGGCTTTTGGAAGGATGATAGATGGAATTCAAACAGGCAGATCAATGATATTAAGAACAATTGGTATCGTTATTGATTTTGGGAAAGCCTATAAAGATGTTGCCACTGCCACCGACAGAGCAGTTTCTTCATTTAGTGCAGCAGAAAAAACAATTATCAGACAGAATGCAGTCCTTAATTATGGGTCAAGAATAGCCGGTACTTATGAAGCTGCTATGACAACAGCCGGGAAAAAATTAAATTCTTTTACTCGTTATGTTGAAGACTTCAAAGTTAAAATGGGGCTGGCATTTGGCCCTGCTATGGTTATTCTTATTGATAAAGCAACAGAATCCATGAAACAAATGCAGATTGAAATATCAAAACCTGAAACCCAAAAAGCACTAAAAAATATATCAATGCACTTGGCAAATATAGTTACTGATCTTGGTTCTAATTTGCCGGAAAAAATAGATAAAATTGAAGAATCATTAAGTGGGATAGTTTCAATTTACAATTCTTTGCCTGATGGTGTTGTTGGTGCTGCTGGGTATGGTATTTTAGGGAGAATTTTAACTGGATCAACCCCATTTGGGTTATTTGTAACAGGAATGGTAGCTATAAATGCTCAGTTAAAAAAACTTTATACTGAGAATGATTTAGCTGCTGCCAAAATTCTTCAGGCTGGAGGGACAGCAGCAGAGATAGTGGCAGCGGCAATGCCTGGTGAGGGTGCTCTTGTTTTCCCAATGCCTGAATATACTCAAAAACAATATGATCAAATGCAGTTGGCCATAGATCAGATAAAAGAGTATGAAAAATCATTAAAATCTGTAGAAACAACAACTGACAATGTAAAAAAACTAACAGATGCAGAATTAAAAGCACTCCAAGATGCCAATATCGAAAAATATAAAATTGAAATTGAACTGGCTAAACAAATTCAAGATGATACATGGCTCATTCGTGAAAAGGGATATGAAAAAGCCGTTGAACAGGCTGAAGATTATATTACATGGAAAACACAAAATGATTATGATCTTGAAGAAAAGGCCCTAAATGATCTCGAAGAATTGCGCGAAGATGCATTAAAAGAACAAACAAAATTACAAGAAGAGGCATTAAAAGAACAGGAAGAAGCCTACGAACACATGTATGATAATATCCACGATATTGCCTCTGATTTTTGGGTTGATATGCTGGATGGTGAAACTGATCTATGGGAAGGTGTGCTGGATACTTTCAAAAGCGTCTACGCTGAAATATTAGCAAAAGCCACCACTACCATGATTATTGATGTTGTGGGAAGTATCACTGGTAGTTATGGTTCTTCTGGTAGTTCTGGCTCATTTTTAAGTTCATTGGGCCTTGGTTCTGATGCTGATGCTGATGGTGGTAGTTTGATGCAGGGCGGTTCTATTGCAAGCAGCTTATGGGGGGCTTATTCAGGTTCTACTTCATCCGCCGCAATGTCTTTATTTACTTCTGATCTTGGCACGTCTATCGGAAGTGCACTCGTTGGTGGTGAGGCCGCATGGTTGGGAACTGCTGCCTCAACAGGCGCAATTGCAGCCGGGGGTGAAATTGGATGGGGTGCGGCAACTTTGGCAGAGATAGCACCAGCAACCACTGGCCTTGCATCTTCGCTTGCCTCTATCGTACCCTATATCGGCCTTGCTGTAGGCGCGATAAGTCTAATTGATAATCTCTTTGGTCACGAGTCAGATCCGCCTTATTTAGAAGTTGAAAGCCTTAGTGCAGCCCAGACTCATTTTAGCGAGGGGCAAGTAATTTCATCTGACATGTTTGATTTTAAAACAGATGTGGGTGATGTGGGAACCCAGGAGGCAAAAGATGCGATTAATGATGTTCTTATAAATTATTTTGACAGCATTTTTACAATACTTGATGATTCAATCAGTACTGATTTAAATGATATTTTATCGTCCACAGATTTTGGGGCGCAGCTTCTTTTAGCAGATCGAGATATCAGCGACGAAGAACTTGAATCCGTATTAGCAACTTTTGCAAGTGATATTTTTAACGATTTACGAGAATCCCTTGTCAGTTCAATTATTGAAACCGGCGGAGAGTCTTTCGATGAATCATTTTTTACAGATCTTGCAACCAGCCTCGGTGTAGGAACAAGTATAGAAGCTTTCGCATATTTTAGTGAGGCAATTGAAGAAGTTACTGATTTCATGGATAGATTTACAAGACAAGTAGAAGAATTTGGTGAAACCTCACTGGATGCTTTCGAAAATATCGTAATCGTTGAATCCTACCTGGAAGAAATCGGAACCGGCCTTGATGAAATGTTTGATTCCGCCATAACAACAGAAATAAACACCTTAAAAACTTCGTGGGAAGAATTAATTGATGTTTTAAATGATGCCAATATCAGTGTTGAAAATTTGACTGAAATTGAGTCTGCAAGAAATGTCGCTCTCGGTGCTTCTGTCACAGGATTGAGTACGACTGCCTTACAATCAGCGATTGCCGGTGGTGGCGACATTAATTCAATCCTTTCCGGATCGGTCTCAAATATCATGGCTTCAGTCGTTGCAGAAGCTATCTCAGAATATTATATTATGCCGCTTAATGAGGCAGTCGGTGCGGCCATTGCTGCCGGGGATGATCTATGGTCAATTACTGCAATGGTTGGTGCATATGATCTGTCTGGAGCACAAGATATTGTTGATCTTTATACAGACGTATTTGGGACAATTGAAGACGGGACAGAAACAGTCGATAACCTTATAGATGCAGAGAACGAATTAACAGCAGCAAGAGAGAGTGCATTGGACAATATTCAATCTCTCATTGATAACATAATGGGTGGGTCAAACGGGCCTGTATCAGCCGATTATATGCAAAGTCATTATGACGAACTTTATGGAGCAGCAATTGCAGACCCAGAATCTGTATCTGATTTCACAAGTTTTGCATCACAATTTTTAGATTGGGCCACTGATTATGGTTCACCAGCAGTTACGGAACAAGTATTATCAGATGCAGGATTTTTACAAAATCTATATTCACAACCAGCACCATCATTTGATGACGGCGGGATTATTTCTGGGCCAATGTCAGGGTATACGATCCCAACAACTTTCCATGGTGTCGAGCATATCACAACTGACAATGACATGAAGGATATTAAATCGATTCTCCAAAAACTTGTAAATAATAGTGGTGGCGGGGATACTCAAATCAGGGTGTTTATAGGCGACAAAGAGTTGAAATCATTAACGGCTGAAACAATCAGGACTGACCCTGAAACACAAACACAAATAAGGAGGGTTGTCCATGTATAGATATTTAAGTGGGGCATCCGCTGATTATACAGCAACTATATTTGAAGTTAAGCCTACGACTATCCTGCCGCAGACTGGTGATAAAAAACAGGTCGCGCATGAGTTTGACGATGGTACGATTTCGATTGTTGGAATATCCACAAGTGTTTATTTCGATGTAGAGTTACGATGGGCTTATATCTCAGATGCAAATCACGATATTTTGATTGATTTTTGGTTTAACGAAACAAAAGGTGCAGGTAGAAGAAGAACATTCCTTTGGAAGCATCCAGTCGATGGGCATATTTATGTAGTTAGGTTTTCAAAGCCATTAACAACCTCATACGAACCAACCGGTCATTTGTCCATAAGTCCAGTTGTATTAAGAATAGAAGGTGCTGGAGGAATTGTTTACGCTGACCCATGGACTGTTTATACAGATATTTGGAGCGTGGCATATACCGCAGCGTGGTTATAAAATTAAAAGGAGTTAAAAATGGCTATAACATTTACTACAATTGATGCCGTTGGTTCGTTAACAACCCCAAAATCAATGATGAGTGCAATTGATGGAAACTTTACTGGTGCTAAAGCGGCAATTGATCTTAACACTTTGAAATTAACAAATGCAAACCATACCGGGGAAGTTACTGGCAGTGGTGCTTTAACAATTACAGCAAAAGCAGTCACATACGCAAAAATTCAAGATATTACAGCTACTGATAAAATTCTGGGTAGGAAAACAGCCGGGGCCGGAGTTACGGAAGAAATCACTTGTACCGCAGCAGGAAGGGCATTGATTGATGATGCAAGCGCAGCAGATCAAATAACAACGCTTGGTGCCTTGGCTAAATCAGATTTTACAGCAGCAGATGAAATAATTGTCGGGACAGGGGTTGGAACACATAATCAGGTTACACTTGCAGCGAGTGAATTTTTGGCAAAAAAAGCATCAGGGGTTGCAACAAACGTGAGCGCAGCAGAAGTGATGGCGATTCTGAATGCAGCAGCAACAGCCGGTTTTTCATTTAATAGTCAAGATGTTGATGCTGGCACAATTACGACAGATCCAACTGCCTTACCAGGATTTGAGTTTAAAGATTCCGATGGTGACGATCCAGATATAAATGGAAAAATATATGGGAATTTAACTGACACTGGAAGTGGTACTGAAGACTTTGATATACATATTCAACAGCAAGTTGCGGGAACAATAACAGACACTATTTTCTCTGATGCAGACGGAAACCTCGAACTTGGAACAGCGGCACAACCAGTTGAAGTAAAAGGCGGTCAGGTAATCTTCCCTTCAACAGCCATCCCAAGTGCAGATGTAAATACCCTAGACGATTATACAGAGTATGTGGCTGCTTCAACTGCTTGCACCGGTGCAATCACGACAGAAGTTATATGGAAAGCTACGAAGATAGGAAACGTTGTTACAGTTGTTCTCCCATTAACAGCCCAAGGAGCTGGCGTGGCCGTAAATGCCATAACCTTTGGTGTTGCTCTACCAGCAGCCTTTAGACCAGCAGCTATTACAGCAATTCTTGGACCGATTTTAATTGATAATGCAGCCACTTTAACTGCACCAGGAGTTTGTTATATAACAACGGCTGGAGTTATGGAGTTATATATTGATTCATCCCTTGGTACGGCTTTTACCGTGACTGCTAATGCCGGGCTTGCTTATGATTTTTCATTTTCATTTGTGGTATAGGGGGGAGTTATAATGGCTACTTTTAGCGGAGTTAAACTATCGGGGATATCAACTTTAGATAATTATCAATTCTATCAAGAAAAGACAATCACGGATCAAGTGTCGAATAATGATTTAACCGACACCAGCGCAGGCTCAACCGGATATCTTGATGAATTAAACAGTAATACTTTCGTTTCAGTTGCAGCCACGGAAGTTCTGAACATACCCAAAACAGGCCCAACAAGTCACGCAAATTTTGAGCAATTTCTAACCGTCCCACTCACCCCCGCAAATCAAACCACAGCAAGTCTAGGAACAGGTGAATATTTCCTATGGATTTTGGGTGGTGGATCGGTAGCAGTAAGTGCGAATACAGCCACAATAACAGGCGCAGGATCAGCAACGGAAGGAACAGGGGTTAATTTCCAGGTAACCGGTGCTGGAACTGTTGATATCGCTATTACAGGTGCTTGTACTCATTTTCAATTGACCGACGGAACGATTTCTTTATACCCGATTTTCAATAACGCTGTAGGATCAATAGCCAGCCGAGCCGGAACAATCCGGGCTGCGGATCTGGCGGGGGATTTCCCGAAGCTTAAAACGGCGCTTGAGGGTAGTTTTCGGATGACGGGGGTTTGGACTCCTGGGGTCACGTATTCTGATACGGTTGGTAATTATGCAGACATTTTAAGAATAAATAATTATGTGGCCTTCAATAATTTTTTAACACAGCGCATTAATGGTCGTATTTATTTGGGCGATGGGTCTGGATTGTTCGCTGCTGTTGATGTTGATTGGGTAGCAGGAACCCCATACCCCTTTGAAATAGTAGCAGGATACAACACAGCTTTGTCAGCAAATAAAATGCAGCTAAACGTCAAAGTCTCAGGCATATGGCAAACCGACATCGCTGATTACGATGGTTCTTTTAACCCCACAACAAATATGGTTTTTGGCCTGTCGAATGCTTATCAATCAAGCATCAAAGACTTGAAATGCGAAGATTTAAAACAGAGCCATTGGAGGCCATAATGGATGAACTATTTTTGATACTCCCAGAACAGCACGCCGATAAATGGGCCTGTCAAATCCCCATGAAAGACGATAATAGCTTCTTTGATATTTTTCCGGTCAATTCTAAAACCATGAAAACTCATGAAGGCAAAGCAATTGTCAGTCTATTCTTGGGAGCCATAAAGGGTGCTGAAATTTTAGCCGATTTACAGGATTTGACTGACTCTGATAATCCCTTGTCAGATGAAAATTATGTGGCTACAAATGAGGCGTTATTTCTGGAAGACACATGGGTGCTCGGAACAAAAGAACAGCTATTTTCGATACTGCCTGAACTTGAAGGTAAAGAGATTGTAGGTGTTGATGAAGACGGCCATGACGTTTATAGAGATATAATTATTTTTACAACGTGGGCACGATGAAATTAGATAAAACAGAAATAGCTCTGATAATAATCCTTATTATCTTTTGCATATGGACGGGCTCGGTAATACACGGAACTATAGAACCATTGCCACGAGTGCCAAATGCAATTGACCATGAAATATATGTGATAATTAATGAAACTTTAGGAATAAAATGAACATTTCCTGGCTTTTTGAAATAGACACATATAAATGGAGTACAAAAGCTGTCACCTTTTCAGCAGTTGATTATACAGCAAAAGTATTTCCTGATTCTTTTGGTGGTATTTCAATGGGCTGGGATATCAGCGGTGGCGGCCTTATCTATCCATCCGACCTTGAATTTGAAGTGGACAATGCTGATGATGCGTTGGCCCGCACCGATTTGGAAGGTGAATATTGTACCATTAAATTAATAACTGATGGTTCCTTAACACGAACTTGGAAATTTGAAATCCGTTCCGCTATTTTAAGTTATGGGAAAATCCAAGTTTATTGTTCCGGCATTCTTCAGAAATATTTAGATGGCGACTATCCAAATACTCCGCATCCACGTGAAACATGGGTGTCGGCTAATGTTCAACCAATAGACGATGATAATAGGATACCAGTAATATTCGGCACGGCTTATATTCCATTAACATATATTTATAACGATGGTGATTCAACCGGGTATTATGTTCTTGGTGACGATGTGGTTTATACAATTGATGAAGTAAAATCACCGCCAGAATCAGGAGAAAATATATGGACAAGTGCCGGTTATACATTCAACCAATCCTCTGATTCGGGATATAAATTAGCAGAGTTTGTAATTGCTCCCCCCTCTCCATATACAGAAGGAACATGGCCATCAGACCAAAAACCTTTAGTCAAATATTCAGTAACATCAGGGTCAACCGTACTCCCTGCGACAATTCTATCCACTATTTTGCAAGATTTTGGAGTGCCTGCCGGGGATATAGACACAGGAACTACTTTTGTATCAGCGGCGGCGACATATGTTACCCAGGGAATTGAATGGAATGGAGGGTACTATGAAATTCAAAACAGGGAATCGGTTTTGTCTGACCTTCTTATTCAATGCGATTCCACCTTATATGTTTCAGATAAAATAGAACTGCATCCTTTTTCTAAAACAAGTAAGGAAACCTTCACAACAGCAAAAACAAAAAAACTATCTTATAACCCGTCAAGAATTACACAATCCACATCTGATTCCGGTCATGTGTCTTGGGCAGAAGATGGTTATGCTCAAAATAATTTAGTTGGCAAGGCGCTCGTACCCGTTAATGCAACAACGGCAGAACCGGATAGTTCAACCCTTGAGTGTAAATTTATTGGTGATAGCCAAGTTGCTCAAAAACTTGGGATATTACATTTCCAAAGAAAATTGGCAGTAAGAGATTCCATAAGTTTCTCAACAACGGGTTCTGTTATGACGACACTCGCAACCCTAAAACCTTCCGATGTCGTTACAGTCAATGACACTATGTTGGGTGGCAATCAAGATATAATTATTTCTGAGCTTAAAATAAAGTCTGATTTGACAGTAACAATAACCGGGAAATCTTTTTCAATATTACAAGAATTTGCTGATTTATCACCGGCAGCAGTTGCAGTAGCTGTGGATTCAACAACACCAGTTTTGGGCAATATAGACACCGTTTATATTTCAGGTTCTAACGTATTCAAATTTCTTACAGGAGAAGTCGTTCCCGTAACCTCTCCGGTTACGTTGACTGCGAATCTGGTGGGTGATACAGATACTTATGATTGGGAATATTGGACAGGGGTTGCATGGGCAAATTTATCAGGAACACAGGATGCAAGCACATACAGTCTTGCCTATGATAATGCAGCATGGAGTACAGATATTCTAATAATTAGATGCGTTTTCGGTGATGTATTTGCTCAAATAACAATTACAAAAATATACGATGGGGACGATGGTGCCGCTGGTGCTGATGCTGGAAATTGGAGTTCGACTCTTGTTTTAACATCATCTGATTATAGAACAGTCGGATGGTCTGCTGGTAATGATGAAACTATAATAATTGATGGCACAACTTATACGATTACTGCTGGCAATACAGGTTTAATGTCTCCTGCAACAACATATTATATTTACCTAAAACCATCTGTTTCAACAACTGTTTTGCAAGTAACCACGACAGCAAGCGATGCTGTTGGAGCAAATCAAATATTAGTTGGAGTGGCATTTCCAAGTGTAAGCCCAATCTTTGCTCAATTTCAGGCTTTTGGTGGTATGGGTGGTGTGTTTATCGGTGCTGATAGTATTGCTGCTGGCAGTATTACAGCCGATAAAATAGTTGCTAATTCACTTACTTCAACACAGATTGACACCACGAGTATAACAATAGGGTCATGGGATGGCGCGGGGAACTTAGTTGATCAGGATAGGTCTGATCTTAATTATACAGATGGGGCGGATGTCACCAGTGCTAATACAGCAGCAGACACAACATTAGTAAGCGGGATTGCCGCCGCTACGATTGAAACTGGAGCAGCAAATGGAACAGGTATCCGCAATGGCACTTATGATGCTTATGATACAGCCAGGGTCAACGCAATGGCTTCAACCACCTTGATAAGTGGTGGGTATATTGGAACAAATTTAGTCGAGGCCGACTCAATAAAAGTGGGTGCAATAGTAGCAGCTAAACTTGATTCCGCTGCAATTTCAACCTGTAAGTTTTTTTGCTCTGACACGAATACATCAGGCTACACTAATAATAGGGCATATTTTACTACTGCTTCATCCTATTCTTGTCTTGGTGTTAGAAATACATATGCAGGCGCTAGTGTAAGAGAGGGTATATATTCTGTAACCGCAAGCACCGCCACTACAAGCAGTGCCATAAAAGGTTTGTGCAATGCTGGTTCAGGTGTTTATGGTTTGGCTTCAACTGGTAATGGGATTAAAGGACAAGCTACAAGTTCTGGTATTGGTGTGAATGGTTCATCAGGTAGTACTTATGGTGTTTATGGAGATACCGCAACTGGGACCTATGGTGTTGGAACTGGCGATAAAATGTACGCCGCCGGGGGATATGTGCCGTTTACTGGTAGCCATTTAGGTTTTTCTAAACAGAAAATGGTTACAGGTGATATTGCATGTTCGGAAGGATCTTTACTTTTGAGTGTTAGCGAAGGATTACCTTTTTTAAATGTATCAAATAAAATAAAAGACAAGGCTGTGATAGGTATAATTAATATTATTTCTGAAACTACCAATGTCACAGAATCAAATATTTTAGGCACCTTATTAACCGATGAACGATTTTTCGATGAAATAATTATAAACGAAAAGATAACTACCGCTAAAAAAGATAATCCCGATTTGGGCATAAAAAAAGGCGATGAATTAAAGACCAATGATGGTATTAAATATGTGTTAAAATCTGTTTCTACTAAAAAAATAATTGATGGTCATCCAGATACTTTGCGGGGTGTGGTTGAGAGCAATGAATACCATGTGGCATTGATCAACGCATTGGGAGAAGGTGGGGTTAATGTTTGTTCAGAGGGTGGTGATATTGAGATTGGGGATTATATTTGTTCATCTTCTATCCCAGGAAAGGGGATGAAACAATCAGATGATTTACTTCACAACTATACAGTAGCAAAAGCAATTGAAAAAGTTATTTGGGCTAATGAACCAGCAACAATAAAGATGGTGGGGTGTACTTACCATTGTGGATAAATATAAATTAATATAGTCTAACAGGAACGCCAAGCGCGGCAATTCCTGAGCATAGCTATAGCAAGGATGTAAATTATGAAATTATCTACAAAACAACAAATCTTTACAGTTTGCCTCGGAAAGTTAATCCTGTTTGCTTGTTCGAGAAATTATGGATTGACTCAGGGTGATAGGCACCAGGATAAAAGGGTGTTCGGAGAATAAAATCAAGGGGTGACAATATGAATTTCAGCAAGCTCCAAAAGCAATTAACCGACCATGAACGTGAAAGGTAACAATAGGTTATTGACAGCAATCTTTAAAAAAAGTATAATCCTAATTAAGTACACTTAATTATTGGAGGATTATATGGAAAAAGAAGTCTGGAAGGGGGTAGACGGGTTTGAATTTTATGAAGTGTCTAACCATGGTAGGATTAAATCGAAAATGAGAAAAATCACAAGGAAAAACCCAAGATGGGAAAACGGAAAATCCCAAATTGTTACGTTAGGAGGAAAAATAATAAACGGATGGGTAGCAAAGCCAAGAAGTACCTGTTTATATTACAGGCGTAGCGTAGCGTTAAGAAAAGATGGCAACACGTATATAAAAAAAGTACATCAGTTAGTGCTTATGGCTTTTATTGGAGACTGTCCAAAAGGAATGGAATGCTGTCATATAGATGGAAATCCTCTTAATAATTATTATAAAAATCTTAGATGGGGGACACATAAATCGAATGTAAAGGATAGCATAACCCATGGTACAAAAACAAATCCGCCAGTTCATATCGGTGAGACACACCCCAATGCTACGATATCTGACAAAGATGTTAAAAAAATTAGAAATATAAAATACTACCGTGGTCTTTATTCCTCTTTAGCAAAAAAATTTGGGGTTGTACCCATTACAATAAAAAGAATTTACAATTATGAATCGAGGAATATTAAATGAATATTTCAGTATTAACTGAACAATTAAAAAAACACGAAGGATTTAGTAGCACAGCATACAAGTGTCCAGCAGGCCGTTTGACTTTGGGCTATGGACGCAATATTTCTGACAAGGGTATCACAGAAGAAGAGGCAATTCATCTTCTTAACAATGATATCAATGAATGTTATACAGACCTGCTTCCATTATTTATTCAATTTGAAAATCTACCCGATTCAATTCAGCATCCTCTTTTAGATATGCGATTTCAACTTGGCGCCCGGGGATTCCGAAAGTTTAAAAAAATGATAACCGCAGTTAATAAAGGTGATTTTAAAAAAATGGTAATTCAAATGCGCGATTCGCTCTGGTATCGCCAGGTGACTAATCGAGCAGATAATTTAATTAAAATGATAGAGGGGTAAAAGTATGAAAAAATTAATCGTGTTGGTTATTGTGGGATTTCTATTTGTATCACTATCAGGCTGTGTTCTCAGAGTACGAACAAAGCCCATTGATTTTGATTATACATCAGTGGGAACCACGGAAGAATTGGAAGAAGTTGAGAGTATAATTAGCCCTTTAGACAAACTAAAATAAAGGAGTAAAATTATGGAATGGTGGATAAAGTTTTTAAAAACGCATGGTGAACGACTTATTTTCATGCTCTTGGCTTTGGTTTTGGCATGGATGCTGTATGGTCTTGGGATGAAGGAAGAAGCTTCAGTAGTTTTTATTGGTCTTGCAATGATGTGTTATAATAAAGCAAGAGAAACTAAAATTATTACTTCTGACCCTGTACATAAGGTAAAAGAAATTAAAAGTGTAAAAGTAATTAAATGACAACAATATACATGAGAAATGTTGAAGGCAAGCCAAAAATGAGGGCTTTAACGGCTCCCTTATCTTGTAAAATGTGGGATGGGACAGAAGATATAATTCCAATTGATTTTATGTGGGACGGTTCTTCTGTCCCGGCTATTTTTCAAGGAATATTTCCCAGACACCACCATCCGATAGCATCTTGCAAACACGATTGGCGATGTGGCAAAGCAAAATGTAGTGCTGAAAGAACCTGGTATGATAGAGAGTTTAAACATGATGTGGATATAACGTCTTGGAAAATTACAGGATTGATAGGTTATGCCGGGGTCAGAATTGGTGCATGGTTTGGGATTGGTTCAAGTTTTTAACCTGAAGTTTTAAATTATTTAAAATAAGAGGTTGAATGAATGCTACAAAAAGACAGATAGAAGTAAACGAATTATATCATAAATCCAATTGTAATTCTTCTGTGGTGGCGAGAGAGTTGGGGATAGGTGTCTCGGCTGTAAATAAATGTCTATTCTATGGGGCAAGGAACGGTCTCATGCTCACGCCCGATGGATATTCGCCTGTCGCTCCTGCTGGATGGAGTTCAATATTTAAAACTGTGCAATTTAAAGGTGACGGAGAAGTAATACAAACTTGGGACAGACTAAAACCTGATGAAATGCAGATCGAACAATTTTGGGAATTTCTTGAAAAACGGACTCCTGTTTTGTCTGAAATAATAAAACTGCCTGAAGTATTTGATAAAAACATTTGCCTTGAATGGAAATTAATGGATCATCATTTGGGAATGATGGCACATGCGAAGGAAGTTGGCGAAGATTATGATATTAAGATGGCAAGTGATTTAATTATTCGAGCAGCTAAAAAAATATTTTCCAAATATGAATACGTTGAAAAAAGTATAATTGTAATGGGTGGTGATAATGTACATGCGGATAATAGATCAGCGGAAACAGAAAAAGCACACCACAAACTTGATGTAGATACCAGATATGGAAAAATGGTTGATTGTATTTATGAAAGTATGGTTACTGCGATTGACCTATCATTACAAAGATCCAATGAGGTCTTGATAGAAGTATTGTCCGGTAACCATGATTATCACAGCGCTATGAATCTTGCCAGAATACTAAAGGCCCATTATAGAAAAAATGATAGAATAGTCGTTGATACATCTTTGTCATTACACAAGTATGCATATTGGGGCAATACAGCCTTTATGTATACACATGGGGCAACAGGGACAGACAAAAAGTTTGCTACATTCTTTTTGAATTATTTATTAGAGCATAATAAAACTGGAATAAAAAGGAAATTAATTAGGCGGGGCCATGATCATAAACAAAAAAAAGAAGTGCCCCCCGGATTAATTGAAGAGGACGGGGTTTTAATAGAACATTTTCCAACCTTGGCTCCACGTGATGCCTTTGCTTATGAAGCAGCTTATTCAAATACAAGAGCTACTGTTGTTGAATGGCATCATAAAAAATATGGTCAGGTAGGACGGCGGGAATTGGGTATATTGGAACTTATGGAAAATTAACCGTTCATACATATTTCCTGTTTATCCCTGAATTTAACCCTACGGTATATTCCCGATACCGCATAACGCCATTTAATTTTACGCTGGGTGCCAAAATATACCCGTTAAGGAATGTGCCATAAACGAACCACGAAACAGTTTTATGCGCCATATAAAAACCAGAAGTGTTGGTATTCAGACATTGCGTGAATAGTGGCATTTGATGTATAGTTCAAATACTTACTTTTTTTTTAATTTTGAATAATAAATTAATTGAAACAACCAAATTGTATTTACAATAACAATTGCAACACCACCAAAAAACGAAAACCATTGATCTAAAGAAGGATAATAATATAAATTCCAAACACCCCACGTTGTAAAAAATCCGGCATGTATCCAACTAACGCCCTGTACTTTTTTATCTTTATATAATTTAATTACACTTAAAAAAATAAATGGCGCTCCAAATAGTTCATAAGATCCGTTAATAATATCCTGCCACATTTTTATTCCCTTTATTTTTCTTTATTTACATTTGGAAGCCGGTGCAGAGATTCGAACCTGCATAGTCACCGTCAAAGGGTGATGTCCTACCTATTGGACGAACCGGCTATAGTTTAAAATCATCAAAATATCACAAGTTAAATTTGTTATTCCCAACATAATAGGCACAATAGCAGTTATTGTACGGTTTTATAGTCATTTTGTATGCGGGTGGACAAAAAGTTGTACAGATTCACATAATGTTAGTCAATGCCTAACTTTCTGTGCTGATAATTTCTCCCACTCTTTAATATCTATACCATCCCCGGCACAATCCGTTTCTATTGCAGTTTTAATTTCTGATTTTATTTTGCACTGAATATGATCAGACAAGTTCTCCCATTCTTTTTGCAGAGTTTCAACCATAATACTCACGGCATATGTTCTACGGCCCAAAGCATATCGAAAAGCGAAAAATAGAATTGTCTCTTGGTCTTTTGTCATGATTACCTTTTGTTCATTTATTTATACTGTTCATAAAACTTGTACGTCTGATATTTTGGACATACTGATCACAAATATGTGAACAGATGGCATAAGGTGGTTATGTATATGTGTTATTTTCCTATGGAATCTCTGGATATTTAAGGATTAATCCCATCTTCAGCACCCATGAGATGTATGGGGCAGTTTCCCACCCCATTAATATTATTCTTGAATATATTATTCAAGTAAGCCAGTAGCAAACCCAAACCCAAGAGCCTCAATACCATTCACCCAAAGTTCTTTTTTTCTAATTTTTTGGTCAAGTTCTTTTTTGGTCATATCGGATATTTCACCGATCATGCTATTCGCGGTATCCTGGAGGTGTCTTAATACAGCGGCTTGATCTTCCTTGTCAGATGGTCCAGATATGTCAAACATCGAAAATGTGATAAGCTCATGCCACATCAATTCAGCCTGAGGTGATATTGTCCGGGGATTACCAGCACAAAAAATAAAAAATCCTGCACTTGCAGCAAATCCATGAACCCGTGTCTCTATAGTGTATCCTTTTGCTCTCCAATGCTTTATAATACCCACAATTTTATATCCATCAAATAGTGACCCACCGGGGGAATGAATTTCAATTATAACCCTTGACACAGCCGGATGATTAAGGTTCAGATATGTAATGAATTCGTTAAAAGAATTTGCCATGTATCCATTAATACCGCCACTGGCATCAAATTTACCTATAATTTCGTCATTTTCCATCCCAAGATTTGAGCGTGTATTCGGCATTTCAAATTCTTCAAACATTGCAACTTCGCGGATTTTAAATGTTTTTTCAAGGTGGCAAATAAGGCAATCTTTTACTTCACCAGAAATTAATGTTATAGGACAATAGCCATATTCAATCTTAACTTCTTTTTCTTCAACATCTTCTTTGTCAATTTCACAAAACGCACTTGTGCTGAAAAGCATAAATGCTGCGATAATCAATGTAAATAAACTTAAAAATACTTTTTTCATGATCGATCATTCCTTTTTGTTGATTGTGGTTTGTTTTAAACTTCTACACATGCCTGTTTTTATACCCCCTTAATTAAAAAATTTATCAAAAATATAAGGTCCAAAAAATTTTATAATAGAATAAACACACCATATAATGAGTAAGAAAAAAAGATAAACTATTATTTCAGCTATTGTTGACATTTTATTCCCACATAAACTTTACTTCTCTTTTCGGGATGATGACAACATTTATAATTTCACCATCCTCATATGATCTTGAAAAATCTTGTATAGCTGTTTGGTAACAGCCTTGTTCTTTAGACCACCAAATATCAGGAGCAAAATATTCATACCGTCCGTTTAATGTGTTAATTTCGTTTGCCTCAAATTCAAGCCATTCAAAATCTATAAAAATCATCTTTCCTCCTTTGGTGTTTCATAATTTCCACAATCGGAACAATTATAAAAGTCTGTGCTGCCACATGTTGCGTATTTCGCGCATTGGGGGCGCTTATTTTCAGTGGCCTTTTTACCAAGAGACGGATTGATACGATCCAAAAGTATTTCCTTGCAAATAACCAATTGTTTTTTATGATACTTAAAGGTGCTGTGCTTAGGGTTTAATTTATCAAAATACCCAAGGCACTTAGCATGTGAAATTGTCGCATCTAAAAGTTGCTCTATTGTTTGATTTTCCATAATTTCCTCCAATAATTAATGCCCAAATATAAAAAACCAAATCCCCGACAGCATGAATCCATAGATCAGAATTATTGTTGTGAAGATGATTATGGTCGATAGTTTTTTCATTCTTTCATTCTATCCTTCACAAAATAATAAAGATCCTGGACAATATGAATGGGCCACAATAATGATATCATATATGCGGTCAGCCAATCCATGAAATCCATTTTGAATCCGAGCTCATGGGCATTTTCGTTGTAATCGTTTGCCGTGAATATAAGATATAATGCAGTGATTAATAAATATGATATTAAAATTTCCATGTGATGCCTTTATTTTTTTGAATAAATATTATTCATGCCTTATTTCTAACCCGTTTTTTCCGACTATTAAAATTAATATCAGTCCCAACAACATCAGTCCCAAGATATTTAACGCTGACCCCGTTAATTTCAATAATTTCACCAATTGTCAATTTTCGGCAAAACTTAAATTGATTCTCAGGCCGTTTTTGTATCCGCTTTATAAACGTATCCAAGCTATCATTCTTTTTTAAACTATTGCATTTTGAACAAGCCGGGATCAAATTGTCAATCTCTGTTTTGCCGCCATCATCTTTAGGAATAACATGATCCATGGTCATATAATTAGAGAGTTTATGATTTTTATTTTGCAATTTTCTACTACAATAATAACACCGGCCTTTGGTTTTTTTGAAGACATTGACTCGAAGATTGTTATTGACCGGAAAAATAACGAATTTATTATTTTTTTGCATATTTTCAACTTTCTGATAAACAAACTGGTTGGTTTCAAACACCCCTCAACAAATAATGCACCCCGTCAACATGATTTTTCAACACTTCGCCGCGTTTTTGTAGGAATCTCATGGCCATAAGCTGCAAAAAACCGGCTTTTTGTCTGCATTTCATTGTTTTAAACCCATATAATTTCATTTTTGTCTCAGCCAGGCCGATTAATTCCGGGGAATTCTGCTTAATTCTGTATATTCTTGCCGTGACAGTGTTGGAAACTTCGTCTAATTGGGGAATGAACATGAATGATTTGCGGTTTTTGCTGGGGCTGGTTGGTTTGTTATTGCTGACACGGTTGTTTTTGGTGATATTTTTTACTGATACGGCTGGTCTCGTTAGGCTTCTCATGGTTTTTTCTCCCTTGGTTATTGGTTTGTTTTAAAATTTCAATTTCATCCGGACAAATCCAACCGGCTGGAAACTCAATTATCACACAGTCGCCACGGTTGGGACCAGATTTTTTTTCATATTGGCATTTGCCGGTGTTGCACATGGTTATTTATCCTGTTCTAAATGATTTATTATTTCAGTTAATCTTTTGATAAGATATTTTGGGGTATATGCGTGACAGGGACAGGACCAACCTTGAACAGCTTTTGGAAACATAGCTTTACAAATTTGGCAATCTTCTGTAATACTACCCGTCCAGTCAGGGCAAGAAAAAGATCTACCATATAATAATATTTGTTTTTTGATTATTTTGAGTCGGTCAACTAATTTTTTTGAATATTTTAAATCTGGATGTATTTTTGGCATGATCAAAATTCCTTTTTATAATAAAATTTATAAAAAATTAACCTTTGCCCATCTCAATAAATTTTTAAGTTCAGTAAAAATAGGAAGATGTAATTCAATAGCCCGATTAATCTCCTTATCAACCCCGCCCTTATCACCAACACCAGATATCACATAAACAGCGTCAGACATTTCCATCCATGCCAGCGAAGCATCATAAAACATCTGTTTTGTATATGTGCCCTCAGGATTGTCAAGGATAA